ACCGTCGCGGTGATGGAACCCGTGGTACCGGTCGTGGCGACCGATGCCGCAGCCGACTTCTGGGCCGAACCGCCGCCGTAGGTGTCCGTCGAGCCATCCGCATTGGTGCGGGTGATCGAGGTGGGGATGCCACCCGTGATCGAGGCATTGACGAAGCCGGCGAGGGTCAGAGCAACCACAGCCACGTACTTCGTGGTCGCGGTCATCGTGCCACCCGTGGTCGACGCGGAGAGCGACGGAGTCGGGGTGGTGCCGAGGGCGAGGGTACCGTTGCCCGCGAGGAGCAGGGCTTCTTCGCCGAGCATCAGCGCTTCAAGACCGACCTTCGCGGCGAGGGCACGAATGTCCTCGAAGTTCTGGCCGGCATACTGCGCTTCGAAGTCCACGTTATCTTCGATACCGATACCCTTGTAGGCAGCGGTATAGTCGGCGGTGGAAATCGCCATCACAGCGCCGCGGTTGCCCCCGGAAACACCGATCTGGATGCCGCTGGTATTGATCCCGGTGACAGCGCGCCAGTTGGCCTGGATGCCGCCCTTGCCCGAAACGCGCGGAATCTCGTTGCGCAGCGGGGTGAGGACCGGGTAGAGGAACTTGGCGCCCGCTTCCAGGTCGTAGTAGGTGAGGCCGGAGGTAGCCGATCCCGACTGCGCGAAGGTGCTCTTGGCGAGAGCCTCAGGCAGCGAGGGGTTGGCGATCTGCGGGGCAGTGGCAAGAGCCTTCATGAGGGCATCGAGCGAAGCACCCGCAACGAGGCCCTGTTCTTGGACGATAGACATGGTAATAACCTCTTTCTTCAGGTTGGCGAAAACCTCATCGTCCCCGATGAGGGCAGTTTAGGCTTCCGTCCCCGGTCGCCTCGTTGCAACTAGCGGTTCAGTGACAGGGGAGTACCCTGCGACTGAGCCGCCTTAATCATCATGACGGCGAGAGCATCAGGCCCTTCCGTCTTGATAAGGTTGTGGAGCTCGGTACGGAGCTCTTCTTCGTTCTGGAACCGCTTGCCCATGAACTGGACATCACCTTCACGGAAAGCGATGTTCTGTGGGGCGCGCGGCAGCGGAGTGTCCTCGATGGTCTGGATCCGCTTGGCGAGTTCCTCGACCTTCTCGACGGCTTCACCGGCGATCTTCTTCAGGTCGGCGTTCTCGGCCTCGAGGGCATCGAAGCGCTTCTGCATCGGCGGGGACAGCTCATCGCTGACTTCCACTTCAGCACTGAAGCCCACAGACTTGGCCAGCTTCTCGATGTTCTCAATGGCTTCGTCCTTGAGCGGCTCGACTTCTTCGATCATTTCGACCACGTGCTTGGCAAGGTCATTGCCTTCGCTGGCCGAACGATAGTAGTAGTCATAGGCGCACCGCGGCGACAGGTCAGTGTCGAGACCCGCGACGAGCTCGGCGACCTGGTTCTTGGCGTAGTCCATGAAGCTGTCACCGAACGCCGAGAGCTGACCCTGCAGCGTCTTCCACACCGCCTGGTCTTCGCTGTCGCCTTCGAGCGTCCCTTCCGCCTTGATCGTGCGGGCGAGACCGGCAACGTCACCGATCATGTTGGCGAAGCGGGAAACGGTATACATTCCCTTCTCCAGCTTCGGCGAGCCATCCTGTTCACGCGGCTGCTCCAGTTCGAGCACCGCCTTGTGGAGGTCGTCGAGACGGCCAACCGAGAAGATCGACTCTTCGGTGACTTCTTCCTTAGGCTCGGTGGCCTTCGCGAGACGATCCCGAAGCTTGTCGGCCTCGGTCGGTTCCACAGCAGCCTTGGCGAGACTGAGCTCGTGGGCTTCGGCGTCGGACTTCTTCTCGAACGTCGAACCGTCGCTGGCGGTCCAGACCTGACGAATACCCGGAGGGGTAACCTTCACGGCTTTTTCGGCAGCTTCTTCGGCATCGTTGTCCTGGCCGCTTGCTTCTTCGGCGGCCTCATCTTCGTCGTCGCTTCCCTTTTTCTTCTTGCTCGGCTTCTTGGCGTCCTTTCCTTCATCGCCTTCCTCGCCCTTCTCAGCCATCGCCTTGATGAGTTCGTTCCGAGCAGCTTCGACGTGCTGCATCCAGGTGGTGCCGTCCGAGGCATCCTTGGCCATCTGTTCGGCCCTGGCAACCACGTCTTCGTTCGAAGGCTCGAGACCCGGGATCACCGGCTCTTCCTCGGTCTTCGACTCTTCAGCATCATCGGCCTTCGTCAGATCACCGGCGGCCTGGAACTGGATCAGCTCTTCGGCGCCGTCAGCCTTGACGAGCGAAAAGGTTGCCGATTTGACGCAGGGGTTGTCAACCAGGCTGACTTCGTTCGGCACGGCGGTGAACTTCTGGATGACGGTATCGCCGACCTTGTCCTTCCACTTCTTGCCGTAACGACCGCCCACACTGAAGCCGGTGTAGCAGCCTTCGAGGACCTTGCCCCACTCGGCTTCATCGACAACCTTGGCGCAGACTTCGATGGACTGCGACTCGTCATCGAAGGCGATGTCGGTCAGCTTGCCGGCGACTTGCAGCCCGTGCATCACGCGAAGGTTGCCCTTCGAGAGACCGCCCGAGGCTTCCTCGATCTGCGACGACCACTTCTCGAAGTTCGGCTTGGACGTTTCATAGTCCATCACCTCACCCGACTGGTCGATCTCTTCTGCCGTGATACGACCATAGACGAGGCGCTGGTCCTCGTCCACTTTCGTGAGCGGTACGAATACGCTCGGCGCCTTCATCTTACTCATGGTTCTGTTGCTCCTTGCTCATCTTGCGGAGGTATTCAGCCAGGCCTTCCTCATCACCGCTGGCAACCAGCTGTTCGAGGGTCTTCATAACCGAGTCATCCTTGAGGGCTGACTTCGGGTCCTTGGGTCTTCCCGCCACAGGCTGTTTCTTGCCGGGATTTCCGTTGGGATCCTGTTCGATCTGCGGATTGGCAGAGTGACCGCTGAAGTCCGTGGTGGGATCATGGTCCCCCTGAGCTTCAGCAGTCATGGTCAACGGCGCAAGGCCGTTCGAGGTCTGGAACATTGGATCGTCAAACCGCGGATCATCATAAGGCTCACGCCCGTTGGCCACTCGGCCTTCATTGATGGTCAGCAGGCCGGCCTTGACGTCCGCTTCAGTAATTGCCTGGCGCTTAGCCGGGTCCAGTTCATCATCACCGCGCCACACAAACTCATAGTCCGAGGCGTCGAAGTCCTCGGCAAGGATCGTATCGACCAGTGACTTGACCCACGACTGGATCGGAGCGAGGCCCGTTGCTGCAGCCTCACGCTGCGAGGAGTCCGCGGTAGCGCGGTTCATCATCGCCATGAAGGGCTGCGGGCTGATGCTGAAGGCGAAGCAGCAGACTCGTGCGAGCCATTCTTCCGCCTTGCCGAACAGCTCAGTTTCCTGCGTGGGAATATACGTCTTGCCGACCGCATTCGGCACAAAGCGAGCACGACGGCGCTCAGCAAGGTTACCGGCAAGGATATTGTCGAACCACTCCTGGAAGGTGCGGATCTGGTCAGGAGTCCAGGTCTCCGGCACACCGATCAGCGCCGGTGGCATATTGCCTTCAGTGAAGAAGTTGAGCTGGAATATCTGACGACGGAGACCAATGTTGATGGTCATAAGGATCTGCTCGACCGGCGAGTAACCGTAGATCTTGTGGATCCGGACGTTACGCGGACGGTAGAGGATTTCCTTCTTCGTATAGTCCACAGCAGGCATCCCCTTGAGGATCTGCTGATAGGCGATTTCATTATCGCCCTCGGGAGTGCGGCCCCAATCGTCGAGGACACGGCGAACGGTGGCGCCGTCAATCGGGTCCAGCGCGATCAGCTTGCCACCGCGAGTACGACGGCGATGAAGCGTCGGAGCATCGACCACAAAGAGATCCTCGAGGAGCATACGGAGCCAGGTGCTCCAGTCATGCTCGCCGTCGGGCTTCATGAAGAACTTGGTCATGTCCTTGATCTTGTTCTTCTTCTGGGTGGTCAGTCGTTCCCGACCATCCCGAAGCTGAATGACCCACCGCAATCGCTCCATAGCATCCTTGCGAGTCTCAATGATGAGACGCAGCAAGTCATAGCTGTCGGCGAATGCGCGGAGAGTCTGATAAGTGACCGGCTCATAGGCGCGAGTGGTGGTAAGGAGGTTGACGCCTTGGGGAAAATCGAAGGCACGACCGGCGACTTCCTCCGGCGCCTGTGGCGTCATCGGCCGGCCAGGACCGAACCAGCTAGCACCAGACCCGTCGGTGCCATAGGTGACGCCGACTTGATAGTTCTGGGGGTTCAATGCGATCTGACGACCCCCACCGGCTGCGGCGCGCTGACTAACCATTTACCGACGAGTCCCCATCACTGGCTTCGGCGAAAAACCTACGAAAACCGGCACTTTCGAGTCCTCTCACATCGTCCTCCTTGACTTGGAAAAGGCCGTCGGTACCGATCATGTACTTATCACCGTTCTTACCGAATGCCGTATTTATACCCAATGGGCCTTGAAGAGAAACGATAGCACTGGGCAAGGCCCTCGTCTGACCAGAGAGCCGATCACCGATGGCCCGAGCTTCTTGGCGATAGTAATCCATCAGGCCTTCATAGGCGATTGATCCCACCATCAGTTCGGTGATGCCCCACACCAGGGCGTCCATGCGGTCGGGTGAGTACCCCATCGAACCATCGGGAGTATATTCGCAGAGCTGATCTTCGAGCTCAGGGAAGTAGCCCACATGGTGAACCTTTTTCTGCTCATAGAGCTGGGAGACCGGCTCGGCGCGAACGTACTTGCCACGAGTGGCGTGTACCGCTTTCACCGGAACGAAGTCGGCGGTACGCATACCATCCTCCTTCATTGCACGAGCGGCAGCTCGAAGAACAGCGGCTACCATCTCGCCGCCTTGGTTAGCTTCATAGATCACCATGTCAGCAGCCCACTCATCAAGAGCGAGAACAGCAGCCCGTCCCCATTCCTCCGGTGAGCCGTTCAGCGATAGATCTTCGAGCAGGTAGCCATGACCATTGCTGTCTTTGCCGACAACCATAATGCCCGTTTCAGCCGCGGCCTCGCCCACTTCCTTCGCGGGATCGACTGCAACCACAACTCGCTCAAAGTGAGGGAGAGCAATTGGAGTCTGGCTATCCACAGGGCGGATGCGGCATTCATCGATCATCGGGCGAGACCACAGAGCGCCAGGAACATCATCCAGGATTTCTGCGTTCAGCTCCTGCCGACCGATACGAGTGCCCTCATACTTCTCGATAACGGCCTTGACGAACGGTGGCGCAAGGTTGACCAGGTTCTCTCGTGTATTGCCCTTTGTAATCGCGGTATCACTACGAAGGATAATATCTTTGAGGAGTCGGATTGGACGCGGAGTCGTCGTGACAATGACTCGAGGATGATCGCCCAAGCGAAGGCCAAACATAAGATTGTCCCAGGCTTCCTGAGCGTAGCGCCACTTGCAAAGCTCGTCGCACCAGGCGCCGTCGAACTGAGGACCGCGGAGTGAGTCATAGTCTTCTGCCGAGAAAAGAGTTGCCTGAGCGCCATTAGGCCAAGTCAATCGACGCTTGGAAGGTTCGTACTTCGGGCGGAAGTCTCGGGGAGAGCAGGCCATGATGCCTGACTCACCTTCAACCATAACGTCTCGGGCGTCCGCGCTATCCTCCGCAATCAAGGCGATGCGCTTACAGTGACCCTCCTTGGCCCACTTGATAACGGTCTCAGCACCGCACCGTGTCTTGCCAAACCCGCGTCCAGCAAGAATGAGCCAGATAGTCCAGAACTCGCCGTTGGATAGAACGCGCTCAGGCTCAAGCTGATTAGGACGAGCCCACAGCTCCCAGGTGTGGAGCAGGTCGTCAGCTTCTTCATCCGTCAGATCGTCGAGCTTCGAAAGGTCGAGGGTCTTCAGGTGATGATTACGAAGAAGCTTCCCGTCGATTGTCTCCTGCAACTGCTCGGCGCTTCCTTCCCCGCTCAGGAACACTTCCAGGGGCCGGGAGGAGTGCGATGGGTTGGTCCTCGGGTTCGGACCCATTCGACGACGCAGGTAGCGGCGTCCCCTCCTCACCTGGTCCTCCGAGAACCTGACCCGCAGCCTGGAGCCGCGCAATACGATTGAGAAGCTTTGCCTTTGAGCCTTCAACATTGATCTGTCCACTCAGTTCGAGTTTGCCACCGCGGTCATACTTCTCAGGACGCCGCGCCTTGAGGATCATCGCCATCAGCGGATCCGACTTCTTCATGGCCCGTTCAGTAGCCACGTCCTCGATGTAGTCGGTACCCTGCTCGATGGCGTCATCCCAGTCGGCGGCGAAGTCCGGGTCAGTCTCGCGCCACCGTCGAAAGTTCTGAGTGGTTCCTCCAGCTGCGTGAGCCGCAAATGAGATAGAGGATCCCACAGCCAGCTGATCAAGGAACAGCTTTCGTCGTTTGAAGGTTCGGACGAATTGGGACATGGTCAGTTGCTTCCGGGTTTCATTGAACGTATGATGTAACCGATCCCACTCATAGGAGCATATCGATCATGGCAAGAAAATCCCATAGGACTGATGAAGAGAAATCGAAGGAACAGCGGGGACCGCTCCAATACCCCTACGTTGTCTATGCCTCCTATAATCCGGGCGAGACCTACGAAACGATGCGGTGGCTGATCCTGAAGTTCATGAGTCCACAGGCCGCCAGGGGCCATATCAATGCCTTGATCGGCGATGACGAGTGGGAGTTCGGGGTTACGACCGTGCTCGAATATCCCAGCGTTATCACGTCTCGCGGTGTTCAGATCACCTTCCGCAATCAAGCGATGCTCGATGAGGTTATGGGTCTTGACTTTGAGGATCAGCATATGTCCTCGGAGGTTTCCTACTTCAAGTTTCGACGCACCACCGAGCGCGTTGCACCGAAGGATGAGGATGATGACCTGCCGAAGACCGCCAAGGCCGCTCGTGTATCGCGCGCCGAAAAGCGTGAGCCCAAGGAACCGAAGGCTCCGCGCGAGAAAGTTGACCGTTCGGGTATGGTCTCCGCCAATGACATCGCCGCTGAGCTCAAGGTCGAGGGTCGCGAGGTCCGAGCTGTCCTTCGCGCAATGAAACTCGAGAAGCCCGCCGGCGGTTGGTGGTTCGACAAGAAGACAGCTGAAGCAATCCGTGATAAGGTTCGCGCAGGACTGAAGGCGAAGAAGAAATGACCTACCGGGTATTCGATGACTATCTCCAGCTCCGTGAGTTCATTCAAGCGGGAAAGGCGAAGATCACTATTAAGTCGAAGAAAACGGGCCAGCATTTCACCTATCAAATCCAATCAAGCCGGGACGGTCGGTGGTTCGTAAGAACCCTGACCTCCGGGGAGGATCCTTGGCTTTACCTCGGTGTTATCTGGTCCAATCGCCGCTTCGGCACCACGAAGGCTAGCCCACACAATGCGCGAGAGCTGCCTGCGTATAAGGCCTTTGATTGGCTGTGGACCCACGAGCTCTGCTACAAGTTCCGCATCCATGACAGCCTCGAGGTATATCATGAGGGCGAGTGTGGAATGTGTGGCGGACCACTCACCAACCCTGAGTCCATCGAACGGGGCTATGGCCCAGAGTGCTGGAAAAAGCGTATTCGCATGGGCTATAAAGAGTGATATGATTGCATCATGAATATCTTTTCTATCTCACGTCACCCGCGTATGTGCGCCAAAGCGCTCGATGACAAGCGCCTTAATAAGATGATCCTTGAGACTGCTCAGATCATTTGCACGGTCATTAACAAGACTGAAGGCTCACAGGTCACGCGATACCGAAGCAGTCACGTCAACCATCCCGCTACGATCTGGGCTGAGACCTTACCCGCCGCATTGCCTTGGCTGTATGCGCTGGGCATCGCTTACGGCGATGAGATCCTGCATCGGCGCGGTCGACAGCACTCCTGCCACACAATGCTGCTTGAGCTCGTTGAGCAATACCCGTGGCTGCGTCGATACCGTCCGCTGCGCGAGGATCAGCTATTCAACGGCGCTCGACATAAGGGGCTTGACCTCGACTTCACCTACCTGCCGACCACACAGGCCTATCGTGCCTATCTGTGTATGCGATGGCCGAACGACAAGCGGACGCCTGTATGGACTAACAGACGCCCGCCGTCATGGTTCTTTACTCCGGAGCCTCACTGATGTCCAGGTAGTAGTTCTTGTTGGGAACAAACTGACAGGAGGCTGCCGGATTGTCGATGGTCATCCAAAGCTCCCCGCTCGGGGTTGCCTTGGTGAAGTTCTTGTCTTCACCATTCGCATCGGGGGCATAGACCGCCGAAAGCTTTACCTTCTTGCTGAAGCCGTAGTCTTCGACCGCCACACAGCGGAACTTGGCACGAGTAGCCATAACTCATCCTTCCTTTATTGATGTTGGGAGTATCGGGAACTTCAGCGATCAGGACGTGGTGGGCGGAGCAACTCAACGCGAGACCACAGCAAGGACCTGAAGAACAATCCGACGGTGATAGTCTAGCACCGCCCAGTGTAGAGAAACGAAAGGGCCGCCGAGCGTGAACTCGACGACCCTCCCCGCGACGAACTGAGGGATCAGAGCTGGCCGGGCGGCGTGTAGCTGCCGGAAGCGTCGGTCTGCAGACCGTTCACCGCGGCATCATGCGAACCATGCTTGGCAGCGCGCTCGTCCTCGACGGGCTCATCTTCGACCGTGACAGCATCGGCTTCATCGCTGGCGGCTTCAGCTTCATCAGTCGAGTCGTCATCGCCTTCCTGCTCATCACCGCCTTCGTCCTGCTCGACTTCGGCTTCCTGCTGCTCTTCCGCGGCAGCAGCCTGTTCGACTTCTTCCTGGGTCTGTTCATTGTCCGTCATGGTGTTCTCCTGTGCTCGAGCTCATTGAGCGAGCGCATCATATGAGGAGGAGAGCCCAGTGTCAATGGGTGGAACACGGGCGGGATCGTCGGTGCAATCAGGAGTCACGCCTGAGAGGGTTAGTGCGGCGGTGATCGATGCACGATCTCTTCCACCCGTGTTCCTCAATCAGTCTATCGAAGATCTGTTAAGAGGAGTCACGGGCGAGGATCGGTGGGGTTATGGAGAATGTGCATGAGCGTGTCGAGCAGCGGTCGCCAGCTGCGGCGCTTCATGAATTGAACCACCTCGTTGGTCGAGACCGCGAGAATGGCAGTCGTCAAAGCACGAAGGTCGCTGTCAACCATCCCAAGCCGTTTGGTTAAGACCACTGACGTGAGGCCGACTAGGCCCAACTGCATGATATAACCCATGGCTTGAAAGATAGTGGGCATTCTTCCCTCCGCGACTAGCCGGCCAAAATGGGCCAAGGACCCCACAACCAGACCGCTCAGGATTGCCCCGTATTCCTGAATTAAGTCTCGCATGGTGGGTAGTCCCTCGTACTAATGACGGGTCCCTTTATGGCGCGCGAAAAGTTGACGGATAACATACAAATGGTGGGGTCGAAAAATCGACGTTTTTAGGTCGTTTCGTGTCGTTTTGCGTATCATGACGCATCGAACGACGAAAAACGCGCCTTGGGCGCATCCAGCGCGACATTTCACGCGCCTTAGGACATGATCGCAACGCACGATTGCGCGCACTACGTTCAACGTCAAAAATCGACCTGTAGATGTCTGTAATCGTGAAGTGCCAGGATCAAAGGCGAGACGTATTGCTCAAACGTCGATTGATCGGGCACGACCACGAGGCTGCCCAACTGGAACTCAAATAAAGTACGCTTGCCACACCACAGTCCGAGGTATGACAGCTGGGTGCCCGGTAGCGTTGGGGAGTTTTGGGCTCGCTCGAAGGAAAGTTCGAAGCAAGGCTTGGGCGAGTTAAGCAGATAGCCCTTCACCCATCCACCCTTGAGTTCGGTTACGCCAGCAAGACGTCGAAGTCGAGAGTGGATGGGGTGGTACATAGCTTATACCAGGTGGGGGGCGATACGGCGAACGGTGTCCGTCAGCTCCTTCACCGCGTCATCAAGTCGATGGATCGCTTGATCCCGATGCTCTCGAAGAAGGAAGCCGTAGTAAGCTCGTTCGGTCGTCCTAAAAGTGGTGCAGGGGAAGAAGTCACAGACGGGAGGATTGCCTTCACCCTGCTCATGGGGGATAGACAACCAGTAGGGGCGTTCCTTGTGACGATTGACCACCCGCATTGCTGCACCGATGGACATATCCTTCAGAAGCCAGCTCGTGTCGAGGGGCATACCCTCATTAGCCTCATCCTTACGCTGACGCTTGCGCTCCTCTCGACGAATGCGACTCCGCTTGCGCTTGAAGTCGTCGCCTCGTTCCTCGCGCTTCTTCCGTGCCATTAGGCGGGAGCTCCCTCGAGCTCATCGATGCTCGCCAACCACAGGCGATAGTTGCGGGACTTGCTGTGGCCCTGATAGCCGCTCAGCATATCAGCGCCGGAAGCCTTCTGTTCCCAGAGTGAGACGTGAACCTCGACGCCTTCGTGGGACAAGCCGATCAGGCCATTCTTGATTGCGGGGATCGAAACGCCACAGACGGTGAAGTCGCCGAGGCCGAGCTTCGAGGAAGGGCCGATATTATCGATGGTGACATGGGCCCGGAACCGCGCAACGGGGATCGCCGTATTGAGCATCGCCTGGCCAATGGCGACGGCAACTTCATTCTGCTCAATCTCGGAAGCGACGATGCTGTCTTCCATATTGATCTGAGACTTGGCCTCGGCGATGGACAGGTCAGTCACCTGGATCAGTCGCGTCAACGCTTCAACGGGTTGCATTGTATCTTCTCCTTCAAACAAACATTTCAGCTAGACGCTTCAGGTTGTCGGCGTCATCTTCGAACACCTCGACCTGATGCTTCAGCTCGTCGATCATCGCCTGCGCGTCGGGATCATCGCTCAGATCAGTGTTCAATCGACCGATGAGCGACAAGGAGTCATTGATACGCGAGTCCTGCATTTCTGCGTGAGTCATCAGGATTGCGTGAACCTGTGACACGTCATCGGGCGAAAGGGTAATCATGATTGCGTCTCCGTTGCGTTGTTTTGCGTTGTCATCATACGATGGAGCATTACCAGACGCAACTTCCCGCAACTCACAAATCCCACTCAGGTCGGAAGTCGACAAACTCCTTGAAGTTAGGGTGTCGAGGCTTTTCCTTAGCACCCACCGCTTGAGACTTGTAGCGAACGAGCTTACCGAGCAGCGCTTTTGGGTCACGTTGAATTAGCTCCCAGAGCTTGTGTCGTTGGATCTTGGTAAACCCGCCGCCGACTCGAACCTCAGTGCCGTCCTTGATGTCGTCGAGGATAAAACCCCCAAGAGTACCTTTCGCTTTCTTTCCCGACTTAGCTGAGGATCGCTTGAGCTTGCCGGTTGCTTCCCTCTTTGCTTCATTGGTGTTCTCCATTTCTTCATACCAGCCCTTGATGCGGCCTTCGCCATCCTTGAAGGGCTTGCACTTGAGCAACCAAGCCTGCTTGACCGTAGACTTGCCTTCCTTGTAGGGTCCTTTGGTATCTCGGACCATGATGCCTTCATAACCGAGCTCAAGTTTCTCGGTCAGATAATCCCGAAGCTCGAGGTGATCCCGAATGAGCCGATGCTTGAGCAGCTTGATGCGCTCGTGGGCCACAGAGCCGATCAAGTCGTGAGCCGCAAGGTATCGATCATACCAGTGATCGTCTAATCCTGGCCTGTCGAAGACCCATAGTGTAAAATCCGGCTCTCCATCTTCAGACGTAAGCCCTGAAGAAGTCCGTTGGAGAACGCCGGGACCCCGCCGACGACCAACAACTGCCTCCGCGTCGAGGAAACACCGAGGAGGAAGAATGTTGGATAGGGTTTCATGAAAGTGCCTGTTGGGAAACTTGGCCAATCGGCTGGTCATCGGGTGACTACCGAGCACACAGCGGAAGCCATCGATCTTTGGCGAGGCGTGAAGGGGGTAGATGAGGCGCTCGAAGTGATCTTCGTTAATCGCCTCACCTTTCATGGGACGCCTAATCATTTCTTACGAGCCTTCAGTCGGTCACGAGCTTCCTTCTTTGGATCTTTCGCTTTGAAGCCCTTCTTTTCGATGGGATCCTTAGAATGATCGACCTTACTCGTCGGCTTTTTGGCCACTCGACGGGGCGGAAGCATGACGGTGATAAGCTCTTCATCCAGCGGAAGGTAAACAATCTGCGGTCGATAGCCCAAGGCTTCAGGGATTTTGAGACCCGCACCCTGTCGCTTGCGAAGGAAGGCGGAAACTTGCTGAGCAGTGATGCCGTTTTCCACAGCCCAATCACTGACGGATGACTTCTCATCCTTTGCCGCATCTCTTAGGAGCTTGCGAAGCCCCTTTTCAGTGATAGCGGTCTTGGGAACTCGATATTTCTTGTCCATGATACTCTCCGAAGGTCGGGGCGCACTGCTAAGCCGTGGCGTTTAAGCTTTCCAGCGTTGAAAGGAAAGACCCCCGCTGATCCAACGATGCCGTCCCTTGCTCGTTGTCAGCTGTCCTTCGACTTCTTGTCGGCCTTGGAAGGCTTTTCGTCGTCGAGTGCCGCGGCAGCCTTTGCCTCTTCCTTCTCGAAGAGCTCGGACAGCGGCTGGGGCTCGGGACCCTGCTCGACTTCGAGGACGTGGTTGGCTTCGATATGGAACTCGCGTTCTTCGAAAGGGGCGAGGTTGAAGGTGTTTCCTTCACCGCCCTCCTTCGGGCGAAGGGACACAACGGCGCCCCATGCGCGAGCCTTGACCTTCACAGTGGTAGTCATGACTGTTCTCCAGTTGCGACATTGCAACGGAGACACAATAACGAATTGACGTTAAGAAGTCAACCCGACAATTCTCAGATTAAGAGGGTAGTCATCCGCCGGCGGATATGATAGCCAGGGTCGCGGGTAAGGTGTTCCATGGGGAACCACAGGGATCATAGTAAAGAAAGGGACGCCTAGTCGAGTATTGATCGCAACCTCACCTGCTGCCATGCGTTGCTCAAAGGCCATGACAAGCTCAAACCCAACGGCTTGACTTACGGGACAAGCTAGGCCGGGATAGACTACAAAATAAAGGCCGAGCGCCGAACGGTACTCGACCTCCACTTCTTGGCCAACCAGCTCAAGCTTAAGAATTCCCATCCCCTTGTCCCTTCAGCCACTTGCCCAACAAGATGCCGGCAGGGATGGCAGCCACCCAATACAAAGCGAACCATCCCCGCCCGGACATCACTCTGGATCCTCGTCCAGCTCATCCCGGTTTTCGATCTTGGACTTCTTGAGCAGTCGGTTGTGAAGCTTGGCAATCTGCTTGGCAACCTTGCGCTGCTTGGCGGGAGTCGGGAAGTCGGCATCATCATCGGCTTCGCCCGCACAGTAGTCGTCGTAGCGCAGCTCGATAGCATCGAGTGCGACTTCATAGGCCTTGCGGCCCGGCGTCATCTTGACGACGGCTTTCGGCTTCTTCGCCATTACTTCGCTTCCTTCACTTCGACGGTAATGGCCTTCGGAGCCCCGTCCTTGAACGCCGATTTCTTGATGTAGAGCGACGGGATCGGCGCGTTGTCCTCGTCGTTCTTGAAGACGAAGGTGCCCTTCGTTTCACGTTCGATCTTCAGGGTGGTCTTCATCGTATGTCCCTCGTTGTTTAGACAGAGGCATTATCAATCATTCATTGCCACCTGTCAACGCACCACTTCCGCGGGTAGCATTTTGCGGTACTGGATCCACCCATCGAAGTTCCCGTGGAGGTGGGGCTCATACCAATGATGAACCTTATGAACCTTAGCAATCAGCCGGTCCGGCGTTGCCTGGTGCTCGGCCGGCGAAGCGTGAACCGGGCGACTGACAACCAGCTTCTCATACCGAGCAATCTCAGCGTTGACGTCCGCCTCACCGTCGAACGGCTTGTAGCTGAGTCGGGCGCATCGGGCCACAGACATCATCTGGAGGGTATTCAAGCCCCAACGCCCGTCGGCTTCCCAGTCGCTGATGTAGGGCAGGTGCCACTCACCGTGGTGCAGCAGCTTCGGGGTGCTCGAGTCCATGGCGTTCTTCATCGCCGTCGCCAGCTGGTCGAACTCAGGCTGAGCATACGGACTGATCCGAAGCTCAAAAAAGTTCTTCCATCGGGTAGCCGTCACCAGAACGTCAATCCACCCAAACCACTCGAGCGGCCGATTGGCCCATTGCTTGTGCATACCCTCGGCCTGCCAGTGTTCGACCTGATCGCGGCAGATCTGGGCTAGGCGTTCCCACTCATCCGCCCACTTCCGCTGAAGATGGTCGGGCGCCCGAATTTCGGATTGCATACCCGGCTTGTTCATGCCGAACTCGGGCACGAAGATCTGCTCGGTCAACAAGACCTTGCTCGGTACTGCACGACTGCTGCGAGCATTACGGCTGAAGTCTCGATGAGTCATCAGCTCCGAGTGGATCGCTCGCCAATAGCGAAGGTGAAAGGTGGTCAGCCGGATGCCTTCGGGGCTGATGCTGTCGAGAATGATGTTGGCGAACACTCTACTTCCTTTCTGCGGCTCGTGCCGCCATGCCGATGAGATAACCGGCGACAATCGAGATGGCCTGCCATAGGGCAACCTCCCGGACGGTATACTCACCCGTCATCGCGAGGGTGCCGCCCGGCCTGAATGTTGTTGTGCCAGCGGCTGAACTTCTTGAACTTCTTCTCCGCCCGATTGACCATCTTGCCTCGGTTGAGCTTGTTGTGCTGGATCACGAAGTCCATCGCGGCCATTACATCGGCCAGCTCTTCTTCAAGGAGCAGCTTCAGGTTCAGACCATCCCAGCTGGTGAAGCCATGAGCACCCATGATCTTGCCGATGACCTGGTGAGTCTCCCCCATTTCTTCGATGAGCTTGCTGAAGCCGGGCAGGGTGTCGCTGCCGATACAGTGTGGGATATTCTTCATGACAGGGGATCCTTACAGGGTTTGGCTTCGTGGGTATGGCGGTACTGGTTGACGAACCGGTCTCGATTGGCCTGGCCTTCGAAGACATAGACCCGAGTCCCGCGCTCAAAGACCATACTCATCCAGTGACCGTAGGAGTCGTGGCTGATATACTCCTGCTTCAGCGGTGTAGAGGCTTGAGCGTAGTGCGGGTCTTGGTACTTCTTGACCTTCTGACGCCACAGGTTCACCTGGTCTCGGTAGCTCATGGCTTTTCTCCTCGACAACGGTTAGGGGTCTTGGTCCACCGAGGGTCTTTCACGCAGACCTTGACGGATTGATCGCACACGGAGTCATAGCGGATAACCGGGTAAGCACCGCCCGGAGCACCGCCACCGCTCGGACTTGTCTCCATCGAGACGTAGGGCTCCTCATGGCTCTTGATGCACCTGCTCTCCCAACGGGGAGGTTGAGGGATTGAGGCCACATAGACCATCAGGGCGAAGGCCCCCAGGGGTATCCCAATGAAGATCAGGGTATCGGGCCTAGGAAGTCTCATCTTTTCCTCGCATACTTGATGACCAGAGTGTAGAGCTCGAAGTCATCGGGCTTCCTTCGGTTGTTGCCAGTGACCTGAGTGATATGGGCGTTGCCCTTCTCTACGTCATCCGCAAGTCGGCGGAGCTGACGGATAACCTCGGCCGGCTCAATGCCAACGCGGAAAGTCTTAGCGGCTGGCTTTCTCACACCAGATACCTTTCCAAAAAGTACAAAGCTGCCCCGTTCATAAGGCAGCGCCGAAAATCGACGGGCAATAGGCGCCGGTTCAGTCGCCGCTCGGTGCAGCCGATACAGAGCACCTCATCCTTGCGAGCGATGCTAAGCCACACTGGGTCCTTGAGCATGGGAGCGTCAGCGCCCCAGCCACAGTCAGCGCATCGGTAGCGATGGCTCTTGGGCTCGATCTTGCTGTAGATTTCCTGTGGAGTAGCGAGCATCGGCTTCTTCACGCGATCCTCCATACCATAAGAATGCCGCCTTCATACAGAGTGCGGTAGCGTCTGCCGGCAGCGTTGTTCTTGTTGATCGAGTAGATACGGCCCCTGATGGTCTTACACTCCTTCAGGTTGACCTCGTACTCGGTGGCCTTGCTCAGCGAGATATTGAGCAGGTCATGATCTGTGGGGATAGTGCGTATCGCTGCCATCAGTTGAGGTCCTTCTTGTCGAGCGGCTTGTCCTCGGTCATCTTGAGGTTGTAGCCGTGAAGGATATTCGCGCTGGCGGTCATCATGCCGTCAGTCAGCTCGAGGGTGGACGAAGCGATCACCACGCCGATCATACGGCCGAGCATCGCAAGGTGAACGAGCGGGCCAAGCTCCATATGCTCGGACAGGGCGGTAGCCATCGCGTGCTCCAGCTTTTCCATCTCAGGCGAAGCTTCGACAAACGCGGCCATGATCTGAGGGTCGTCAGACATAACGTGTTCCTTGTTGTGGTGATGTCATTATATGACGACGAGGAGTGGGACGCAACTCTCTTATGCTTCGAAGTAGTTGCCGTCGGGATCGAACAGAACATCGTCGTGGATAAAGGCCACAGGGCTCAGGTCAAGTGTAGAGTCTTTGCGGGGGTCGAACTTGCACAGGCCGAACGTCGGAGGATTGACAGGCCACTTGTCCATCTCAGTGGGTGTGAGAGGACGCAGGATCAGCGGGGTATTCATGATAGTAGAAAGCTTGGTCATTGATAGCGCTCCGGCAGTGGTGGAAGTGTATTGTCGCACTGCCGGAGCTGGTGTTCAACTGCTCAATGCCGGCGCTTGGTACGCGGCAGCTGAACGAGCCAGGATCCTTTGCCGTTCTGGACCGCGCAGGTATCAGCAAGCATCATGCTGAACTCCCGGATCCCGCGGAACTCCTTGTGGGATCGAGTGCTGAACTTGAAGTACTGGAAGCCATCCAGCTGTAGCTGAGGGAAGATGATCAGCTCGGGCTTGTCCCGGCGCTCAGGCGGAATGTCCTCTTCCATATGCTGAGGAGTGATAATCCGGACGTGCGGCCAGGGGAGAACCTTCGACTCACGATGGAATGACCACAGGATCGCGCCGGAAGGTGAGAGGGTCTCGGAGAGCGAGGAGAGTGGGGAGACCTTGAGAGTTAGGATGCCATTGTTATGGGAGAGGGCGTAGGGAGAGACCTGGTTAGGGGTTGGAAGAAGGGTCTGGTTCATCATCGTTCTCCTAGGTTAGGATCGGTGATGATCGCATCGGTGGACTAGTCTGTCAACTCGATTAGCCTTTCAATCAATTACGTGACTCCATAAACCTTAGAAATATGGATATGGACCAGGTCAGTGATACATACAAAAATCGCGGAATTTTATTACGTCGGTGTTTAATGAAATTACATTAATAAAACGTTGCGATTGTATGTTTACATTATCGCAACGTTTCATGTCATCGCGCGTTATTCCGCATCGACGTTTTCGCGCGTTGTCGCGTCATTCTTTTTCGTCGTGCGCTTTTTCGCGTTTTCGATGCGTTGCGCGTAACGCGCGTCGAATGCGCAACGAATTGCGTCGTATTCACGCGAATTGTTTGCAATCCATGACGTGTTTTTGACATGCGATTGCGCAAACGCGACGCGCAATTTCGCGCGAATCTTTTTCGCGTTGTCGTCGATGATCGTTTTTTCACGCATCGCGTCATCGATGATCGTTTTCAAAACGATTGGAAACGCGCGCGTTTTCGTGTTTGACTTCGACATTTCGTTTATTCCTTTTTTCATCGAATCGCGTGATTGCGTTTTCGATGTCATGAATATGCGCGCAAACGTTTAATAAATCAATAACGTGATGAAAAATTATTTGTTTCATTTTGACACAACCCATAATTAACAAACAAGGTTAACAAATTAACCATATTTCTTAACCATATTTCTTAACCCTATTTCTTAACCATACTTGTTAACCATTAATGTTAATGATTAATTCTTTAACCATATTTGTTAACCAAGAGTTTCTCCAGCCATGGCCCAACCACGGACGGCCCAACCAAAGCCGACCCAATTACTGCTACCCATCCATACAGTCTCTACCTATGCGAGGCTGGCCAGCCCACCCTTGCGCTATGCCGTAAGCCCCTGAGGACCTACGGCTTCGTATTAAGGGTTCATCATCGGGCATGGTCAGTTCCTCAGTTGGCACGGGCGTGATCGAAACGCATCATCCAATTGGCCACACGGGCATTGTCGGCCAGGATCGCACGATCATGGGCACGGCGAACGGCATTGCGTTGGTCGGCGATTGCACGGACGCACTCGGAGACACGCTTGCGGCGTTCGAGACCCATGCGACGGCAGAGCTCGCGGCGATCACGTTCGAGGTTGGCTTCAATCATCGTTCATTTCCGTTCGTCGTTTCGATGAATACATAATAACGCAAACGAATTATGGTACAACCGTTTCAATCCGTCTCGCTTCGCGAGTTTTCTGGCTTGGCCACTCCAGGGTTCTTACGATTAGATCTCTGGCTTGGCCATGGTCCATGGGTGGACCAACCCCTGGCTTGGCCAGACTTTGGCTGGACCAGCTTTCCGCAGAAAATCTTCAGCGCTCTTCTCCGCGAAAGACAGCATGGCTCCGCAACTCTCTGGATGGTCCACCCATCTACGCAGTACCAGATAGCGCCTGTAAGCCCACATGAGCCCACAGACGCTTCTAGTGTCAGAGACGCTCGACTCCGTGAAGGTCCTCGTGGACGCGATCATAGGGAGCCTCGAAATAAATATCCACGTCATCCCCATCGAGATGGTAACGGACCAGATTTACATGGTCCCGGTTGCAGTCGAGCTCGTCGCGCATATCATTGAGCAGCTCGCCCCAAGTAAACCTCACGGCCGCGTCAATATCCGTGGTTTCGGCCAGGTCGATTGCATCGGAGACGTCGAAGGCTCCCCGCATAACATATTGCGTCATCATGGCTCAATCCTCCGTTTCGTCGTCATCGAGATCGGCTGCATCGAGCCAGGTTACGATATTATCAATGTTAATAATCATGAGAAGAACTCCTTGATTGCGGTCAGCGCCTCGATCAGCGATCCCGCAAATTCATCGCGGTCAGGGTGGCTTTCGATTATTTCAATGGCGTCGCTCAGGGCAAGAGGCACATCGTAGAGAGCCTTGAGTTCGGAGAGAGTCATGGTAAGCCTCGATTCATGTGATCGCGTAATTGCATCACGTAAAAACATTACGACATGAGCCTCTCGGAGACAACACCCAAATTCTGCTCTAACTCTCTGGACCGGCCAGTCTCTTAGCTATTTACGGTAGATCTAAATCTTTAACGTAATTGAGTGTATCTACTAGTCTATCCGCATACCCTCCTACGCGGTCTCTAGTCTCATGTAATTACGTCAGACTCTTAGAGCGTGGCTCTGAGCTGGTCCGGCTGGCCCTTTCCTCCCCTTTTTCCGGATCCTCACCACCCAAAATCAAGGCTCGCGCGCGTGAATACAAAAAACATCATCATTATTGGTATTTTTTACCATTTATTCTGTTGGTATTGACATTAGCGCTATATCCGCATACAATTGCGCTCATCACCCCACCCGGTCTCAATACCGACAGCATATTCGGTATTTTTTACCCATTATGACATTGTTTTGAATACACGCGCGAACCAAAGGATACCCACATGACCAAACGGACCAAGAAAAGGATCAACACTCTCTTCGGCTACGAGGAGCTTGACATGAAGACATTCAAGCAGCTCTTCCGCGCGGTGATGCGCTACGGGCTCAATGATAATGCAACCCTCGCAGGCAGGCTCTTAGGCGTCAGCCCTCGTAAGATCCGCGCATGGATTAACGCAATCGACGACGACCTCCCTCTCACCGTCAAAGGCATCTGGTGGAATGACATTCTCCAGAAGCTCGCGGCTGACATGGCTAACACTCTCAGCCAACACAGCCGTAAGGCATACCGAGAGCGAGCATACCGCCTGCGCTCAGAGCTCCACGGACTAAAGCTGGCGAAAACCAAGTATACCCCCGAGGGCAAGCCTCAAGAGCTGCCTGATCCCACGGCTGACGCAGAAGCTCCACGCCTCCTTCTTGCAACTCTCAACGAAGCCCCCGGTCAGACGATGACCCTCACTCAGCTCATGCGGTCCACAGCCCTCAGCAAGGTAACTATCCAGCGAGCTGCAGATCGTCTATGCCTAACACGAGACGTCAGGGGCTTCGGCGAGGATAAGCAGGCCTACTACAGCATCCCCCTGCCATCAGACGACTACACAGACGACGAGGACGATTAGGCGGTCGATTTTAACGCGCCCAGCAATGCGTTCAATCGTCGCGCGCATCATTGATCGCACAAAACCTAATCGACGTTCCTGGCGCGCTCCAGGACGACGATGGACGATACCGCAAATATCGCGTCATATGACGATTGTAACGCGCGCAAACGATACGCGCCAAAAGACCGGCAGAGCACTATACCCGCCGGTCTATGACCTGTTCAGTCTTTGGGGCTTAAGGCCAGTGGCCCAGCTTTTTCAGGATCTCGATAGCTTCAATGCCTCCGTGCTGCGCACAGTAAGGCTTGCCGTCGATCAGGTACTTCGCAGACTTCTGGCAGCAGTCCACGTTCTTGCCTGTCTTCGCGGCTCTCTTCTTGCGGTACTCTGTGTAGAACTGAGACGACGGGCTGAGCATCTGCTCAACGGTCTTGCTGCACTGGATCAACGTCTGACCCGGTCGAAGATCAACTACTCGGCTCATTGCATACCTCCAGAAGCTCATCGCACAGGTGAGACAAGCAATCGTTCCAGGACTTGTGGAACCACACGGTCTCCCGGTCGAGGTGATCGAAGCTCATGGTTACATAAGCTTCATGAAAGGCTTGAGCATCATCGCCCTGGATAAAAGCTCGACGGTTGCCTGAGGTAATCTCATAAGCAATGCCGTTGCCGTGCGAACGGATCCTGTAGCGGTCCGTGACTTCGAGGTCGACTACTCTCATGACGCTTCAGCCATCTTGTCGCAGATCTCTCCCATGCGCTTACGGATGGTGTTGACCCGTGAGAGCTGACAAGCGTCCAGCGGGTCGAAGTCGAAGTGATCGACCTGGCCGGTGAGCCGGTTGATTTCTTCGCGGATGAGGCCGAGTTCATATTGAATACGGTTCTCATTGGCCTGGATCTGTGCGCAGTCACCCAGCACGGTGCTGATCTCGCTGTAGGCCGTAGCCATTGCGCGGTTGAAGAACGGCTCATCATGCTCGCCCTCGCCGCGCAGGACCTCGAAGGTGTTATCCCCGCGGTACGGATCGGTCAGCGTAAGAACATAACGGTCGCGGTCGCCGTTGTAGGCCACGGTGATGCTGACGTCCATCGACTCTTCCCACAGGCGGGCGGTGCAGTCGGTGCTGCTTTCATGGTTAATCTTCATGGCAGTTCATCCTCATTAGTTTCGGCTTCGATTGCGGCGATCAGCTCCGCGGTCGTAGCGTAGCTGTCGCACTTGTCCAGCGGCCAGGAGCCGGGAACATCATAGAACCGTTCGGTCAAGCTGTCGTAGATGACCGCACAGTCGAGCAGGGCATCCCACGTGTAATAGACGCAGTGGTGCTGCTTCGTGCCGCCGGCCATGTGAATGATCGCGGCATGGTAATGAAGGCGGCTGACGTAGCGACTGTTGCGAGCCCACAGGATGAAGGGCAGGAAGAACAGAGGCGCAGGGCCGCCGGCGTTACGTTCGTTGGTCATACAGGCTCCACGATGATGAAACGGGTTTTGGGATCGATGGCGACGGGTCGGTAGAAGTCCGTCGGTGTGGCGATGAGGATCTCGTCGATGTCTTCGAGTTCAGAGGCTTCGAGCAGCTCGATGAGTTCACGCTTGGTCATTGGCCATATTCCTCATGACCGGGGATCGTGAAGGTGTCGCAGTGCTTATCAAGCTTCACCCGTTCCCAGTCCTCCTCCGTGATAGGCTCCATGCCGTCATTCAGCATATTGTAGCCGTAGTGGGCCATCGATGAGCCGTCGCGGTAGTCGCGGCCACCGCGGTCGGGCGACTGGGACAGGTCGAGCATCTCGATGAGGCCGGAGCTGTTTTTCCACCCGACCAAGCAGTAATGGTAATTTTCCTTGATGCGGTCAATGGCGTTGATGACGCGGGTATCGAGGCCGTAAGCTTCAAGATAAGCAAACAGCTTCGGGTGAGTTTCTTGATTACACCTGGTCATGAACCCTCCCCATTTCTTCGACGAGTGCCTCGAGCGACTCGTAGCTGTTGAACGTATACCAGGGCTCATTACATACCCCGTTGAAGTTCCCCTCGCCGATATTGATGTCTTGAACATCGAAGTACCGATGGCCGTCAAAGACCACAGCGCAGTCGAGGTAGCCATCGAAGAGATAGCCGAGGGTGGGATGACCGCGCGGCCCGTCGACCAGTCGGACGTTATTAATCATGCGGTCGAGGCAGCGGTGCTGAGAGGTCAGCTCGATGAAGCGATCAGGCGTCATAGCTCAGCGGCTCCTGTGCGATGTCGGCTTTGGCGATGATCGAGTGCCTGACGGACGAGCGCTTCTTGTTGTAGGCTTCGATGCCCTTGGCTTCGGTGTTGCAGTACCGACCCCAGAAATACTCGGTCGGCTTGGTCGAACGGGGAGCGCGGACGAAGTGATGAGCGACAAACTCGCCGTTGTCATATTGGCGGAGGATGACTCCTCCCGGCCGTGTCGCAGCGTCACCGCGCGTGTAGGTGATTTTGAGAATGGTCATTCGGTCTCTCCCGGGAAAGGAAGGGTGAGGACGCGGCCGGTATCGAAGCTTTCAAACACGAACCATTCAGCATCGCTGTCGCCCATGTTGTCCTCGGTCTGCCAGAACTCAAGGTCGTCATTACCGAGTTGAAAGCTCAGAGTCAGGCAGTCGGCGTCATTCGATCCCACCCAAAAGTCGGCCAGGTCGGGAAAATACCGACGCATTTCAGCTTCAAGGTGAGCTTCGAGAACATCGTCCAATTCAAGGTCGGCTTTTTTCATGATTTCCTCCATCGCGTCATTGCGATGTTATGACAATACGATGATGGTTGCCGCGAGTCAACGACCCGCGACTTCCATATTCTCAAAGATCAATCGGCTGGTTGTCGGCCAGGCAATCGAGAAGAGCATTGCTCAGGGTAACCTGACCCGACTTGGCCAGTGCCTCAACGAGCTCGCGGACCTGCTTGCGAGTGCCTCGCAGCTGAACGACCATCTGTTCGGCCTCCCGCAGGCTGTCAAGGTGCTTCGCGCCGTGCTCGGTCAGCACGAAACGCTTGGCCTTGGTGCGAGCCACGAGCTCATCAGCCAGCAGGTCGATCAAGAATACGGTCGAAGCCTTGCTGGCCAGTGTGGGATCCCAGCCGTTCGGGTTGGCGTTGGCGATCTCACGGAGGAGATCATCGGCCGATGAGATACGGTGCTGGCGTTCCTTGAAGGGATAGTCGAGCTCGAAGACTCGAAAGATCTCCTTGACCGTTGCCGCGCCCGTATTGGGCAGACGGGAGAAATGGTCATAGACGACATCGGGATTGGCCTTGAAAGCCTTCTTGAGTTCCTCGACGCCAGTGTAGCTCGAATTGACCATCGCCGTAACGGCGCGGGTGGAAAGGTTGTAGCCCTTCAGGTCGGATCGTGCGATGCCCGTCATGCCTTGTCTCCCCAGGAACGAACCCAGACGATTGCAACGCCCGGTTCAAGCTCAGAGACAGCAAGACCGTCATCGCCATCGCCGATCAGCCACTTGTAACCTCCGCAGACGAAGTCGCACTGACCCTCGGGCTCATGGGTGCAGTAATGGTCGAGGATGCGAGCCATATAGCCGTAACGGCCGTATTCGCCGCCGCGCCCGATCATCGAGATGCTGTTGGCGTTGTCATGCACCCAACGATAGCCCTCGTAGGTCAGGGCTACGACGAGGTTGATGCCCATGACATGGGGGGTGATGTCAAAGGCGGTGTAATCGAAGACGACGCGGCCGGCCAGTTCGGGATGGCGTTCGAGGATCGCGGCGGCTGCGGCGTCACGGAGTTCAGCGTTTCGCATTGTTCATTCTCCATCGCGTTATTGCGATGACATATAAATACGCGCTGGCATTTCCGCAATCAACCGAAACGGTCTATCAAAAACCGATAGAGTTTTCGAGGGGCTTGCGCTCATGCTCAATCACCATGGATCGGTCGAGAACCTTAACGCTGATGACCTCCCGGTGTGCGAGCTCACGCTCGAGGAAAGCTTGAGCCTGCTTGGTGGGAAGGTGGAGTGGAACAAAGAGCTGCGTCATGGTTCAGGCCTTCATGTGGCTGATGTCTGCGGCGATGATCGTCCGCAGCCATTCGTTGTGGGAGTATTGTGCGGCGAAGGCTTCGAGGCCGGCTTCCTGGATCTGTCGTTCCCAGCTCTGTGCTTCTTCGCCGAACATGGTCTCATGCTCATCGGACTCGATGATGCCGCTGGCCAGGTTACAGACCTCGGAGTAAGCGTCGGTCGACCAGCCCCAGCGGGTGCTGATAACCTGCTCCACAGATACGTTAAGGCCGAGCTGGCCATAGTTGCTGATCGCCATTGCCGCGGCTGCGCGGGCTACCTTGCGTGGATCGTCGGTCATAGGGAAACTACCTCATAGGTATATTGGCCATACATTCGGCACATGCCGGTCTTGAAACGGCTGGCGTCATTTCGGCTGCGGAACAAAGCCTCCACAGAGCCGGGGAGGCGGACGGAAACATCGCGGGCGACGATCACGGCGTAGCTGAAGCCCATTTTCTTCAGCGCCTTGATCTGGTCGGGTGTCATACGGATTGCGGGAAGGTTGTTCATGCGGCTACGAGCTCCTCGAGGTCACGGGACTCCTCAGCGCAGCCCATCAAGAAGAACACTTCCTCCTGGCGGGTGTCACAGAACTTGAGAGCCTCGTCAAGGTTTTGGGGAAGGCCGCCGGCAATGACGTATTCCTTGCCGCACTCAAAGGCGCTGCGACAGCCATCGTTCGGAAAGATCCTCATCGTTCAGCCCTCCACCTTGTGGAACTTGCCGTCATCCTTCAGCTGATAGCGCTGACCGAAGCCGGTTCCATAGCGCACACCTTCGGACTTGGCGCAGTCGAGGCAGACGTTGCCCCAGCGAGCGAAGCGCGGGATTTTCGCATCGGCGAAGTCGGTGTCGAGATTGGCATGGCAGAGGTCACACTCGGCCGGCGGATTGAGGTAGGTCGTCATCGTTGTCTCCATCGCGTTGTTGCGATACGGGCATTATATGATGATGGGTGCTATGACGCAACACCCATCATCTTGATTGTTCTTAGAGCCAGCGGTCCATGTATTCCCGGCCGCGTTCAGTAACACCGCGCTCATCCAGAAGAGCGAAGCGCAAGGCGTACTTGACGTGGTCTTCAATATCGACGCCGGCTGCACCCATGTTAGCCTTGAGCTCTTCAAGCTCAACTGCGTTACCCCAGTGAAGCAACACTCGGCAGGTGTCTTCGGGGTCAGTGTCAGCGTAGCCGATAAGCTCGAGGAGGTCTTCGCCGTCCAGCATATCGTGGGCGTGTTCTTTGGCGGAGTCGCGGACTTCCTCGATCATCATTTCGACCATACGGTTCTGCTCATCCACGGTGAACAGCTCAGACCGCCACAGAGGTGTGGGCCGGTCACCTGGGGCCCGTTCAAGGTTTTCTTGAACGAAATCAACCAGACGGCTAAGCACCTCTGTGGGATAAGGACCACCGAACTCATCCTCAAGGAACTGCGTAACAAGGTCCAGCATTTCTTTGTCGCTGGTATCGGTTGCTTCCTGGTGAAGCTTAAGTGTTTCTGCAATGGTCATGCTTCGGTCTCCTGAAGCTTGGCGTCGATGGCTTCGATCATGCCGTCATAGTCGCGAGCTTTGAACTTGCGGCCGGTGAACTGTTCGGCAACGCGACGGCAATTGGCCGGGGTGTAGGCGCGGTTCAGTCGCATACCAAGCTTGATGGCCTTGAGTCCTTGCTTGGCAGCAACAGCGGCGATGCGGCCGGGATCGGGATTGATGATCGTGAAACCGGTCATTCGTAGTCTCCCAGGATCGAGTTGATAAACTCGTCCGCCTCTTCGGACGATGCGCCCCACGAGCACAGCTCATCATAGAAGGCGTGCTGATTTTCGCGGCTCATGTTGGAATTGGTGAAAGCTTCATAGGCGGCCGAGAAGGCATCGCCATGGCCATTCGAGTGGATCTTGTCTTCAAGACTCATTGACATTCTCCTGGATGCGTCATTGCATCGTCATCATATTGCAACTTGGTTATTCTTAATTCAACCGCCTCAGTCTCATGAAACGCGCCTTTTTGCCATGGAGGTTGGTGAAGAACGCGTGGACAACCACCGGCTCATCGCGGTCATCGAGCTCATACTTAAAAGAAAGCTCACCGATTGCAGGTCGGTCAGGACGGACAGCTTTGTTGTCGGCGATTTGCTGAACCTGCCCACGCAGTTCTGGCAGGTCGTCGGCCTCAATCGACTGGGGGACTGCGACCATATGACTGGTCTCTACATTCCATTTCATTTAATTGACTCCACAGAGCTTCTTGATAGCATCGACTTCATTTGGCGCGAATGCCCAGCCGTATTCGGGCTTCGGTCGACCAGACGCGCGCAGTGCTGCTCGTGCGATCATCGGCGGGAGGTCCCAGGCGGTGCACAGCTCGGTGATCGTTCGATAACCGTCAGGACGCTCGGCGCGCTTCGTGCGCTCGGCCTTGGGGGCTCGTTTTTCAACGGTGGTGCCATCACTGGTGGCACGTTCGCGCGGCGCTTCGTCCCAGGTGCCATATTTGAACTGAAGGATCCATCGCCGATACTGGTCGGGTAGCTGCCAGTCGTCTTCAGTGACATCGAAGACCTCGTCATATCGGGAACACTTGAGCTGGAAAGGGCCAACGTCAATAGCGTCCCGCACGGGGATCAGAGGCTCATTGCCCGCGAAGGTTCGAAGCCAGGTAAGCGCTTTGTAGGCTTGATCGAAGATCACGATATGGACACGGTCGTAGGTGTCTGTCGGTCGACGCCCGCGAGCGTAGATCACGAAGCTGTCTTTTGGTGTTTTGTTTCTCATTGGTTCCTCGCGTTGTTGCGATACGTGAACAATAAACGATTGGACGATGGCGTCAACCGCTCCGGGCTTTCATGTCCTTGCGGATTTCCTTGGCGAGCGGTTCCATGAGCATGGACAGGTCCCCGGTCCGTTCGATCACCTTCTGAGCCAGGGCGTCATTGCATCCCTGCTCAATCAGGATCTTGACGAGGCCAAGGGTGACCTCGTGGTAGATCGCATCCATGCGGTTGGTGAACATACGGCCGTCGGCCTCGCAGACGTAGGCGGTGATAGCTTTTACCATGGCGGTTACCTCAGCAGATTGTTACGAAGGGGTACCGACTGCCCGAAGGCTTTGCCGGCGGTGAAGGCGCTTGAACTGTTGACCTTCGCGGATGACTTGCGCGCCTGTCCCAGGTTGAGTCCCAGGTTGGTGCGAATGTAGTCGAGGTTGCCCTGAGCCTCGTTGTTCCCGAGAACTGCAAGCGCCGTCGACTGTGTGCCGGTCAGCTTCAGGATGGGATCCTTGGAGGCAAGCTGATTGCTGGGAGCCATCTCCATGCAACGTTGGTAGATCGACTGTGCAGCCCCGGTCATGAACGACCGACCACCCGCGGTGGTGCGGGCTTCCTGCTGAACGGCGCGAAGCACCATGACCGCGATAGCATGGCAGACCGCCACGTTGCTTTCCTCGCCGACGATGGTGATAGTGTCCGTTCGGCCGTTACGGGTGAAGAACCACTTGCAGTAGTAGAGGTTCGTGATACCATGAAGGATCATTGAGGACCAAGGCCGCTTGAGCACCTGCAGCGTCTTGTGGGTTCGCCTAACGTCCTTCTCGACGTGTTCGACTTCGGCTCGTTCGAGATTGTAGCGCTGCATGAGCTCGAGCGCTTTTGCGTTGAAGGCTTCCGCCTCTGCCACAGAGCAGGCGGTATTGTCGGCCTTCGCAAGGAGCTTCGCAATGCGGTCCTTGATCTTCGCCATGTCTTCCATGCGTATTCTCCAGTCGCGTGATTGCGACAATTCATCTTGTAATGAAAAAGGCACCGGCGATCAACTCGCCGATGCCATTTCATCCTTCAGTCGGGATTGAGCTTTACTTGTCACCCTTGAGGATCTTCTTGATTTCGGCTTCGGCAGCCTTGGGAAACTCCCAGCTACCGTCCCACTTGGGGAAAGCCTTCTTGATGCGGTCAGTGTGGCGTCGCAGCTTGGCCCGAGCGATCTTCGGATCCATACCAACGTCCCGAGCGATGTCGGCGGCGCTGACCTTGTTGGGATCCTTTTCCTTCGCCGGCTTCAGCTTACCTTCGGCAGCGCGCTTGGCCCGCTTCTCCTCGATATGCTTCTTCTGGCGTTCGGCCTTGTCATCGACCTTCTTGACCGGCTCAGGCTTGGCGGCCTTCTTGGCTTCCTTGCGATCAGCCTTTTCCTTGGCCTTTTCCTTCTGCCGGTGATCCTGCACAGCCTTGCGCGAGTGCTCGGTGAAGAGGCCATTGTCAGCACCGCGAGCAAGCGCGGGCTTGATCTTCCTCGTTTCGGGATCTTTCTTGACGGGAGGTTCGTCGGCGGGTGGTTCCGGTTCGGGGCGAGCCTTCGCCAGCGCGGGATCATCGGTCACCGGAGCGGCATTGATATTCGCGCCCGGGAGCGTGTCGAGAAAACCTTCTTCACGGAGTTTCGTGATCGCTTCCTCGAGCTTGGCCTTCGAAGCCTTCCAGGAGCGGAGTTCGGGTTTGCCTGCATTGACTCGCAGGCGATTGAGCATCGCAAGATCCATGTGGACGAGTTCCTTCGTGTCGGATGCGTCATTATCGACGCAACGCAACACTACCACTAGCGGATGATGGTGTCAATCGCCTACTTGCCATCATTATTCTTCGTCGGATGATGAGTCTTCAATCTTCCAGTACTCAACACCCTTGCGGGTCTTTCTGGTGACTCCCATCTTTGAAGCTGCTCGTTCGATCATCTGGACATTGATGCTGCGCTTCTCGGCCATGCGGAACAGCTTCGACATTTCAACAGCGGCGCCGGTGATCGTAGCCTCAAGGAACTCCATAGCATCTTGCATATGAGTACCCTGCTTACCTTCGGCCCGAGCATTAGAGGCTGCGTCGAGAACCTCCTGTGCGGAGTAGTTAACGAACCCTCCCCAAACGAAGGCCGACTTGCCCTTGGGCTTTTCGTCAATGCGAAACGCAAGTCCTGGGGGTGCTTTAGCGAAGTTGATCTTGGTAACGCACATGACGCGGGTCTCAGTATCGTTGGGGTCAACACCCACAGACATAACAACACGGGCCGAGCCTGAGAACGCGATAGAACCTTGACCACGATACATTGCAGAGCCGGTTCCCTTGGTCAAGTGACGCAGAACCAACACCGCACAGTTAAAGTCCTTGGCCAGCTTCTTGAATACACCCATCGCCTGCGTAACCTCCGCAGCTTTATGGGCGTCTGCGCGGCCAATATAGGTATTCAGGGTATCGAACACCAAGAGCGAAGGCTTGATAACCTCAAGGTGCTCGTAGATTTCCGCGATAGCATCCTCATCATCGATGCTAAAGCCTTCCTCAATTGGATAGTAGTCGTTCAGGTCAGTGAAGCCATTGTCTTCGAGTCGCGGCTTGGTGACTGACCCCGCGCTGTTTTCCAAGTCGAAATAGACCACGCTTCCCTGAGAGACCGGCAAACCCCGCTTGAATGTTGGGATCCTCTGACCTGTGGAAATCATGGCTGAAACCATCATGGCGAGATAGGATTTACCAAGGCCCGGGTCACCCTCAAGGATCGACACTTCGCCGCGAGCCAGATAAGGCTCCCACAGGAAGTCGAGGTTAACCCGTTGAACCTTCGCCATGGGAATGAAATTGAAGCGCGACTCATATTCTTCCTCGCGTTCTTCCTCATCCGACTTTCGTTTGAGCTTTTCTTTTCCCTTGCCCTTATCACGGAACTGATTGTTGACGACCTTCTCAATCTCACGGCGAAGTTGAGCGTCCTCGTTGCGACGGCCCGCGAACTTGTTCCAGGCGCTGCGCTTGATAACTGCAAGTGCTTCGTCTGTGGTCATCCCCGCTTCAAGGCAGGCGTTCTCCAGCTTCCAAAGCATTTCGCTTCGGTCAGCAGTGCCGGTGATTTTCTTCGCGAGCAATTCACGACGAACCCAGCGCGGCAGCTTCCCCTCATACTCGGAGAATACCTCCGCAGCAGAAAGGATCTGGCCTTCTTCCTCCTCGTCCTCCTCGGGAAGCTTCGACTCGATGTTCTTACGCTTATAGACCTTGCCGTCGTCCCACATAACGCGGACACGCGGCTGCGATTTATATTTGTAGTTCTTCGTGCCGGGGAACCGGAGAACCTGAGTCAAGTCCCAGCCGCCGTGGTCCGCTTCGACGTGATAGGTCAGCCGGCGGTTGATGTCTTCGGTCATCGGCTTATCAAGTTCCCACAGGCCGACGTAGCGGCCCGGCGACGACTCAATAGCAATGGTCGGCTTCAACCCCTTGAACAGCTTTTCGTTACGCGGGTCCGAATAGTCAAGGTCTGCCCAGAGCAGGTTCGGGATAACGGCCTCTTCCTTCTGACGCACTCGACGATTGAAGCCGTGCGGGCAGAAGTAAATGTCATGGTCGTCATAGTCGCGGAGGAACTGCTTGATCGAGCCGAAGTCATCGGGCGAGAAGAAGTGATCCTTCCACTTACCCGCGGGTGACTTGGTAGAAATGCAGAAATACTTACCGGGCTGTCTCTTCCATAGCTCAATGATTACGTTCTTCACTTGGGCTTCCTTCCCGACACTGAGCCCCAAGGCCGCTTGTTCTTGTTTTGCTCAGACCACGTAGCCCACTTACAGTTAGAAGGCTCGTAGTTGCCAGCATTATCAATTCGTTCGAGCGTTAATCCCGGCGGCCTATCTCCCATATCGGTAAGAAACTCCTCGAAAGATTTCCACCGATCACAGAAAGTTACACCCCTACCGCCGTGAGTTGGATAGGCACGGTCTTTAGGATTAGAGCATCGAGAAATCATACTTCGCCAGGAGGAATAAGCACCTTTATGCTGCTCAATAAAAAGGGCCCTCTCGGTTTTCTCCCGGGGTTTCACCTTATTAAATCTAATCTCGCTTTTAATTCGGTCATACTCCCGGCGGTCGATCAGACGAAGTCTACCAAAAGAATGAGTCTGGATTTGTCCTCGTTGAACCCTCGCATATAGGGTCTTGTAGGCTACACCCAATTCCTGGGATACACTTTCAAGAGTATAGAAATCGGAGAGAAGCACGACAGAAATACCCCCGGGTTGACAATGGCGTGAGTTCTAGAGTATATTCCTCAAAGTCAACAAAGTCAACTGCGGCAAAAACGGGAGTAACTCATGGCCATCATCGTCGAAGGTATGGATAATTCGGGCAAGTCTACGTTGGGACAGGCGCTCGCCGATTACATGGACCTGATCGTGCAGGAGAGCGAGGGCCCGCCTATCGACGCGGACGAGATTAATGCTCGCGTTGATCGCTACGAAGGAATGACGGATAGGCTGTTCGTTCGGCATCCCGTTATCTCCAATGCGATTTACGGACAAGTCCGCGAAGAAGGCGACATTATCTCCGAAGGTCGCCGTATGCTCTTCTACGAAAACAAGCATACGATCATCTACTGCGATGCGGGGACCCGCGGTCTCGGTGCTCATGTCCAGAAGGCTCATGATACTGAGAAGCACCTGGAAGACATCACCAACAACTACAACAAGCTGCTCTACCTTTACCGTCAATGGGCGGCCGAGCATGCTCACTTCGTCTATCGCATCGGCGATGATATGGACCAGCTGATTGCTACGGTCTACTTCTACCATATGTATCAGAACAGCTAAGGAGAACGAGTGATGTTTATTCCAACTCACCGACACGTGGATGGCGGCCTTTATCAGCATATCGGCCCTATGAGAGGTAAGCATCCTTCGAACGACCTATGGTTCGAGGGCATCGCCTATCGCAATGAAGAAGGCATGATGTTCTGGACCACCGAAGAACGGTGGAATGATCGCTTCGAAGCCCTCGAGCCCTCATCCTTCCGCGATGTCCTGTTGTGGGACGATCAGAACGAAGCGGTGGCTTCTTTCCGCATCGAGGCTCACCACGCTACCGACGCTTACTATATGATTACCCGCGCGGGCCCGGGAAACAGCCACAAGGTCAGCCGCGAGTTCTTGGACTGGATGCGTCGGGTTCTCAAGGTTCAAGCGGAAATGATCGCCGAGGGTCTTCATATCCGTGAGCACGACTTTCCCGATCTTATCGGTGATGTCAACGCTTTCCACGCCAAGTTCGGTCAGGAATACACCGGCAAGCCCCGGCTACTGCCACGGGATCTCCATGAGTTTCGCACCAAATTCCATGACGAGGAAACCGGCGAGTATACTGAGGAGTATGAGAAGCTCTTGGATGCGATTGAGCGCCGCGACCGGCGGGACATCATTACCGCGATGGAGAAGCAGCTGGACTCGCTGGCCGACGCTGCCTGGGTTATTCTCGGGACTGCAGATCTTCAGTTCGGTCGGAAGGCGTTCATCGAAGCATGGCGCCGAGTCGTGAAAGCCAATATGGCGAAAGTCTTGGCGACGGAGGATCCCAACGCCGAGGACAGCGGCCGGGAAGTCAAATATGACATTCGCAAGCCCGCCGGCTGGCTGCCGCCCGATCACCGTGACCTGGTCGAGGACAACGCCATCTTCGATGAACTCTTTGGACAGGAAGCCTAAGCCATGAAGGATGAGTGGATCAAAGAGATCTTGAGGCTTTCGCGTCAAGAAGCCGACTTCTATTCGGGATGCCGAAAGATCATTCGTAACCACATGGTCACTTTCGATGACCTGTGGGAGGACGAAGATCCACTCATCCTCGAGGACGCCGGTTATACCAAGTCCAAGATGTCCCACCTGGTAAGGCTCTATCATCACGAGGAGTCTATCGAAAAAGCCATAGAGCTTTGGAAGCTTCGCCGCTCCAAGACTTCCTATGGCTCTGTGGGCTTCACCTGCTACAACCACTTGGTGAAGAATGATGCCGAGAAAAAATCGAAGCGGGCCTCGGTCATGGGTCCATGTATTCAGGCTGTTACGATTACGCAGGTTAAGGGCGGTAAAAACGGGCAGTACTACATCGACGCCTTCTACCGAACCACGGAAATCCTGAAGAAGTTTCCCGCGGATCTGGTCTTTATCCGTGATGTCTTGTTGAAAGACTTTGACTTCTCCGGCATGGAATTTACGGGGCTGACTTGTCATTTCGCAAATGTTACAGTGCATCCGCAGTACTTCGTGACGGCAATCCCCCATATGGAGGATCCCATCAAGGAGCTCGAACGCATCAAGAAGAAGGACCGCTACTTCTATGACTGGATCATCAAGTGGACGGCTCGATACTTGTGTGAAGAGCACTACCGAGGAATTGCCAAGTTCGCGCAGGCTCTCCGTGTTAAAATGGATGCTGACAAGCGGATCAAGGGACGCCGACGCCGCGAGCTTACTGACTACCTCCGGGCTAATCATCCCGGCCATCGCCACGACTACACCGCTCCCGAAGAGGAAGATGAAGAATGATGTATAACCGCTTTGATGCCGTCATCCAGGAATATCGGGATAGGCTGAGGAACGAAGGCGAGCTGGTTCACAGCCGCCGTTGGCAGGGTGTCGAAATTGCGAACAACCCCAATATGGCGTGTCTTGAATTGACTCACGTCCACTTCGAAGTGCAGATGGATGGTTATGAGGAAGACCTCGAAGTATACGCCAAGTGCATTCAGCCCGACCTCCCATGGGCGGACAACCACTTCGAGGAGCGAGTTTGCGGCTATCCGATCAATCCCGGTACCGAGTTCAAGAACTGGCCATGGAACAGGGGGCGTGGCGCTGAGTCGTTCCTTGATCGCCGGGGCAAGTTCAATCACAACTACATGGAGCGGTACTGGCCGAAGCATGCCCACGTGGTTCAAGAGCCCACAGCCGGTTCGGCGGATTATCGGTCGCGCTTCAAGGACTACTTCCAGACCGGCAAGGTCTCGACCATGCAGGGCATCATGTATGAGTATGGTGACCTGAAGGACGTGGTGGACCTGATGATCGATGATCCCCTGACCCGCCAGGCCTATTTGCCTGTGTGGTTCCCCGAGGACACCGGCGGCGGTGACAAGCGAGCACCCTGCACCATTGGTTACCACTTCCTGATGCGGAATGATCGACTGTCGGTCAACTACCATATTCGCAGCTGCGACTTCGTCAAGCACTTCCGCAATGATCTTTATCTTACGGCTCGATTGGTGATCTGGGTGCTTCGTCAGCTACAGTCTCGCGATGCTCGCTGGAAGGAAGTGTCCGTCGGTGATTTCATCATGCAGATTGGTTCGCTGCACTCATTCCGTCCGGACTGGGAGCTGATCTGATGTCGGCTTTTCACACCGACTTCAACACCGGCGAGCGTGTTATCGTGGATGGTGACACCTCCCTGGTGGGAATAGTCACCGCGATCTTGGTAAGGGGTAAAGACTTCGGGGGAGAACGGTACACCTTTATCTTTCAGTATGAGGTGTCCTGGTTCCACAATGGTGAGTCGAAGTCCTCTTGGATTGAAGAATACCGCCTGAGCAGACCGGAGAAGTAGAATGGCTCGTATCTCTCGACAGCAAATGTTTATGGGAATTGCAAGGCTCGCTTCACAGCGGGCCACTTGCTTTCGACTGAACGTTGGGGCGCTGGTTGTTCATGAGAACAATCCCATCGCCATCGGCTACAATGGCCAAGAACCTGGAGCTCGTCACTGCGCCGGCAATGACTGCCCGGGGATTGTGCCCGGCAAGTGTGGAACGCTTCATGCCGAACACAACGCGCTGACCAAGGCGGACAAGCTCATCGATGACCTGGCGGAGGTTGACCTCTACGTTACCCACAGTCCCTGCGTCGATTGCTGTTTACTTATCATCAACCAGGACCTCTACGTCCGCAGGATTTTCTTCGAGGTTCCCTATCGATCCACACAGCACCTGAGTATGCTTCAAGAGTACCGGGACGTTACCTCACTCGAAGGCGGCGTCCGGCATACGGAAGTTTACGAGGTGACGCCGGCGGGCTACGTCGTGGAATACTTCTCCCGAAGGGTAGTTGAATTGCCATGAGGTGTCGTCCTTACCAATGGCATGGTAAGAGCATGTCTCCCACCTACGTCAGCTGGTTGGCGATGAAGCAGAGGTGCTATAACCCACGACGGACAGGATATGAGAACTACGGTGGTCGAGGCATCACCGTATGCGATAGATGGAAGGATAGCTTTGTGGCTTTTCTGGAGGACATGGGGGAACGCCCCGAAGGTCTTACCCTTGAAAGAAAAGATAACGAGGGTAATTATGAGCCGGATAACTGTGAGTGGGCAACCAAATCCCAACAGAGCAAAAACCAACGCCGAAAGCGTTGACTTTGGTCCAGTTTTCTTATATTGTCGAGTACTTCACGCGCAAGGTAGTTGAGCTTCCCTGATGGCTAAGAAAAAGGTAATGGTGATCGGGGAGCATCCTCGAATTAACCCCCGCGCAAAAGCAATCCTCATGGACGCCATGCTGGCAATCGGCATTGAGGAGGATGAGTTCGATTGGGTTAACGTTCTCGAGGAAGCTCCCCCGGAAGGAAAGAACGTCACCAAAACCATGATTAAGAATGCGAAGCCGGCGCTGCTTCGTAAGATCGAAAAGAAAAACCCAAAGTATATCGTGCCTCTCGGCAACACGCCCTGCATGGCACTGATGGATCAGTCTGGTATCAAGAAGCTTCGCGGTAAGCCGGTGCTTCATGACAACCGAGTCGTTCTCCCGATCCTGCATCCCAACCAAGCTCTCCATGATGATAAGTGGATTGACATCATCGAGGGGGACATTCGACGTCTTCGGGAGTGCATCCAGTATAGAGGCATCCCGGAGGAAAAAGCGCTCGACTTTCATATCGTCGATGACTGGGACAAAGTCAAGGCGATGCTCAAGGATCTCGACGGCACTGTGGCGGTCGACCTTGAAACAACAAGGCTATACCCCTTTACCACCTTACAAGACGAGCAGATCGAGATTGGTCGAGCCTCAAAAGCCCTGCTCGATCAGCACAAAGCGACTCATGGGAGCAACAACCTTCCTCGGGTCGTTGCTATGCAGTTCGGCTGTCGCAAGCGTCAATGGGTCGTTCCCATGGAAACGGCGGGCATCTGGACGCGCGAGGAACTTGAGAAGATCGTCAAGCTGGCGACTCGCAAGTTGAAGGAGTGCAAGACGGTATTCCACAACGGCAAGTTCGACTGCCTGTGGATGCGTGTTCGATTTGGCGTTAAGTGGCGAGTCGACTTCGATACCATGTTGGCTCACTACCTACTGGATGAGAACGATTTCCACGGGCTGAAGTACTTGGCGCAGCGTTTCCTCGGTGCTCCCGATTGGGACGTTGAAGGTAAGGAAAAAACCGAATGGTCGCCGAAGAACGCCAAGTATGCCGCGCATGACGTTTTCTATACCCGTAAGCTAAAGCCGATCCTAGCGAAGCAGCTTCGCGAAGACTGGGACGTTAAGCGCGTCTTCGACTTGGTCATGATGCCCTGCGTTAAGCTTTTCATCGAAGCCGAATACAATGGCGTTTATATTGACCTCGACAAGATGGACGATGCGGAGGTATTCCTTCGCGAGCAACTTGCCGAAGCTCAAGCGAACCTCGAGGTGTGGGGTAACAAAGCCAAGAAGGTTGATACCAAGAAGCGTTCGCCAACCTATGGCAAAATCAACTGGGGTAGCGCTGACCAGCTGGGTGACTTGCTGTTCAATGTTCTGAAAATCAAGCCCCTTGAAAAAACGAAAGCGGGGAAAAACAGTGTTAGCGAGTCAGTCCTCCTCCGTCTCGACCATCCCATGGTCAGCGACCTTCTCAAATATCGAGCTGCTCAAAAACAACTCAGCAGCTTCATTGAAGGCTGGAAGCCTTACCTTGATACCTCTGGGCGCCTCCATCCAGTTTTCAAACTGCATGGTACTGTTACCGGCCGACTCAGTTGCGAGCATCCTAACCTCCAACAAGTCCCTCGCGATCCTCGGATCCGCAGTCTTATCACAGCTCCTCCAGGATGGACGCTTATGGAGATGGACCTCAGCCAGATTGAGCTGCGGATTGCAGCAGAGCTGGCAAGCGAACACAACCTCCTTGGGGTCTTCCAAAGCGGAGGTGACCCTCACTGGACTACTGCAATTCGAGAAATTGAACGCGGAGCCGGTTATGCCAAGGAGGTGAAGAAAACCGCAAGGCTTCACCATGAAAAGCTTGGCAAAGAATATGTCAAGATGAATTACAGCGAAGCTATCGAATATATCCTCAGCATCGGCGGTAAGGCCTGCGAAGAGCTGATGGATATGTGGAAGGAAGTTCGTAAAAAGGCCAAGGCTATTAACTTCGGCTACCTGTATGGTATGTGGTGGAAGAAGTTTAAGATCTACGCCCGTGACAACTACGGCGTTGACGTGACCGACGAGGAAGCACAAGCCAGCCGCGAAGCCTTCTTTGAGCTGTATTCAAAGTTCCCCGCATGGCACGAAAAGCAAAGGCGCTTTGCACAGGTCAATGGCTACGTCCGATCACTGTCCGGTCGCAAACGTCGATTGCCCGCCGCCACAGCAGGCCGAGACTCGCCCGAGAGGCGTGAAGCGCAGCGTCAAGCGATCAACTCCCCGGTGCAGTCGTTTGCCAATGAACTGAACCTCATGGCGGCGCTTCAGATGCGCAAGGAGTTCAGCTGGAATTGGTTCCGTATCTGCGGTACCGTTCATGACGCTATCCTTATGTGGGTCCGTAATGACAAGATCGAACACGTCCATGATAGGGGCTTGCGGATTATGTCTGGACCCGAGTTGTTGACAGACTTTGAAATCGACCTTAGTGTTCCTATTGAAGCTGACGCGAAGGTAGGTCCCTGGGGACTTGGAAAGGATTTAGACAAATGGCTCGCCGCACAAAAGTAAAAGCCGCTCCCGCGCATGACCACAGCACGGTCTTGACGAAGGATGGTCAGATCAACATCAGCCAATCGAAGATCAAGGCGTGGCGTCAGTGCCGTCGGCAATATCACTGGAAGTTTGTCGAGCTGATCCAGAAGAAGATGCGTAAGCGTCCCTTCATGTTCGGCGGTATCGTTCACCAGATCTGCGAAGCCGAGTTCGAGCGCGAAGACTGGGAAGAAGTCCTCAGCCAGATTGAGCTTGACAACAAGAAGCTGTTCCGCAAGGAACGGGAAATGTATGGCAACATCATCGAAGATATCCGGGACATCATGACGGACTACTTCGATTACTGGGATGGTCACCCTTCGGCAGTCAAGCCCCTGAAGCATGACGGCCGCCGGTCCGAGTTTGAGTTCCGCATCGAGCTGGCCGACGATCTATGGTTTACCGGACGCATCGACTCGGTCGTCAAGTCGAAGGGTATGCGCTGGGTCATGGAGCACAAAACGTTCAGCCGTATGCCGTCCGAGGATGAGCGTTGGCGGTCGGTGCAGGCCGCAGTGTATTTCCGCGCGCTCGAGGAAATGGGCTTCCCTCCCATTGACGGCGTTCTGTGGGATTACATCAGCAGCAAGGCCCCCAATGTCCCGGGTGAGCTGACCGCTACTGGAAAGGTATCGCAGAAGAAGCTGGACACTGTTCCGAGCAGGATTACGCGCTGGATCAAGGAAAATGGCCACAGTAAGAAGGAGTTCGCCAAGCTCCTTGAGTCATCCAAGGCTAACCTCCCTAACCGGTTCATTCGACTCTTCAGTCCCGTGAAGCGCCCGGTGGTCGATATGATCTGGGAGGATTTTGTCGATACTGCTCGTGAAGTGCAGGAGTTCCACGGCCGAAAGAAAGATATGAATATCGGCCGGCACTGCACCTGGTGCGATTATCAGCCTCTGTGCAAAGCGATGATGACCGGGGCAGACGTCGACTGGTTGATCGAACGCGAGTTTGAACAAGAGGACGTCTCACACAAGAGGGATAACAATGGCGAGGAGGACTAAGGAGTACCGAGAGCGGAAAGCTCGCCAGTCTAAGGAGTGGAGGGAGGCCTTGACACCCGAAGAAGCGGAGGCTTTTCGTCAGCGTAAGAACGCAACCATGCGTCAGGGACGCCGGGATCGAAAAGAGCTCTATATGTGGCGAGCAGCGAAGAAGAGGGCCCTGGCTCAGGGGCTTCCCTTCAACATCGAGGTGAGTGACATCAAGATCCCAAGCCATTGTCCCGTGCTTGGCATTGAATTGAAAGTAAGCGACTCCGGTAGGCAGGGCCCTTCCTCTCCCTCATTGGATAGAATCAAGCCTCACTGGGGGTATGTCAAGGGTAACATCATCGTGGTAAGCTTTCGAGTTAACCAGATCAAGCGGGATGCTACTCTTGCGGAAATCGCTGCCATCCATCGCTTCTACTCACTGTGACTACCGGGAATATCGGGGTTGCACGGCAGTCAGCGCCGTGATATAACGCTGCTCGCTTTCACTGAAAGGACTCACATGGCAACCGAGGTTCGCAAGAAAGACCGGGAAAAAGCCGGTCGCTATCCCGGCGCTGAGCCGGTAGCAAAGAAGAAGTACCACACTTCGACTGCACTCTACGGCCGAAGCGGTACCGGCAAAACAACGCTCTCCGCCACTTGGCCGAAGCCCATCCTGTATCTCAATATCCGGGACAATGGCACCGACTCAATCTCCGACGTTGAGGACGTGGACGTTAAGGACATTGACTCCGGCGACGAGCTGAAGGAAGTGATCCTCTGGCTCCACAAACAGTCTGAGCGGGGCAAGCTGGTTTACCGGACTGTGGTACTCGATACAATGTCCCAGCTCCAGGGGATCCTGGTCGAAGAGCTCGGCGAGAAGAAGGGGCTTGCAAAGACCAAGAAGCGCGCCGGTGACTTCGGTACGCTGACCAAGCAGGACTGGGGGCAGATCGCTGGTGACTTGAAGTCGGTCATCATGGACATTCGTAACCTGCCGGTCGAGTCGGTGTTCATCTGCCAAGAGCGTATCTTCGGCATGAGCGATGAGGAAGACGACGGCCTCGGCATGATCGAACCCGAAGTCGGCCCCAAGCTGATGCCCTCCGTCAAGAATGACCTCAACGCCTCCGTCTCCATCATCGGCAACACTTTTATCCGGCTGAAGTTGACAAAGGAAAAAGTTGACGGTAAGATCAAAAAATCTGCTGAGAAGCAGTACTGTTTGCGTGTCGGACCCAATCAGGTCTATACGACAAAGATCCGGAAGCCCAAGGGGATCGAGGCTCCGGATTTCATTGTAGATCCCACCTTCCGTAAGATCAAAGCCATCATGAAAGGTACCGAATAATGGCTCGTGCAAAGAAATCGAAGAAGACTTCCTCGGTGAAGGTCAACTTCAAGAACGTCGAGTCGCGGCGCACTCCGCCCGAAGGCGATTATATCCTGAAGGTCCTCGAAGCTGAGGCCGGCACTTCCTCGAGCAGCGGCGGCGACCAGATCGTCTTCACGCTCGAAATCGCCAAGGGCGAATACAAGGGCCAGAAGGTCTGGTTCTACTGCCCGCTCGCCGAGAACAGCCTGTGGAAGCTTCACGCCTTCCTGACCGCGCTGGGCGTCGATGTCCCTGAAGACGAAACCGAAATCGACCTCGAAGAACTGGTCGATCTGGAAGTCGTCGGCGTCCTGACGCATGAAACCTACCAGGGCAAGAAGCGCGCCAAGATGACCGACTTCGACTCGGTCGAGAACTACAAGGGCGACGACTCCGACGACTCGGATGACGACGACGATGAAGACGAAAAGCCCGCCAAGAAGGGCAAGTCGAAGAAGTCGAAGGACGACGATGACGATGAAGACGAGGCCCCGAAGAAGGGCCGCGGCAAGAAGTCGAAGAAGCCGGCCGACGATGAAGACGACGAGGACGATGAAGACGAAGCTCCCAAGAAGTCCAAGGGCAAGAAGGCCAAGAAGCCGGCCAAGGTCGAGCGCGATGATGTCGATGAAATGGATGAAGACGAGCTCCAGGAGCTCATCGACGCCCATGACCTGGACGTTGACCTTGACGACTACAAGAAGATCGCCAAGAAGCGCGAAGCTGTGATCGACGCCCTCGAGGAAGAAGATCTGCTCGAAGACTGATCGGCTCCTTCGGGTCGGAAGGGGAGGGCGGCATCCTAACGGGTGTCGCCCTTTTTCTTAGGAGTAAAAAACCATGAAGAAGCATCGAACTAGGGACAAGGACCCACAGGGCTATCAACGGAGCCTTCGTAGGGCCAATCCTTCTCGGTACCTATGGAGAAGTGCTAAGGGCCGAGCATCCCGTCAGGGTATAGAGTTCGACCTCCTCCCCGAGGACGTGGTGATACCCCTTCACTGTCCAGTCTTTGGTATACCTCTACTGATTAGCGAGGGACGGCATACTGATAACTCACCAAGTGTTGATCGGGTGGATAGTTCAAGGGGCTATGTTAGGGGGAATGTTGAGGTCATCAGCTGGAAAGCTAACCGGCTGAAGAGCAATGCCACCCCTCAGGAGCTTAGGAGGCTAGCTGACTACTATGGCAAAGAAAACCGAAAGTCGTCTTCAGCAAAAGATAAGAAAAGACCTACAGAGAAGGTTTGAGTGCAAGTTCTTTAAGGTTCATGGCAGCAGTTTTCAAGAGGCGGGTCAACCCGACCTGATAGGGTGTGTCGATGGGTTCTTCTTCGGTTTTGAAGTCAAGGTTCCGGGAAAAGGAAAGCCCTCTATACTCCAGATTGAAACACTACGGGAGTGGAGAGCCGTCGGCGGAATCGCTTGTATTGTGGAAAGCAGCGAAGAAGCGATCCGGGTGGTTGAAGCAATTACGGCCACACCAGGTAAGAGGAGCAAAGGCCGCGCTCTCATCCGACGGCTTCGCGGCCTTGTTTGCTCAGAGGACTGGTAAGACATGGGTTACGGGCGCGGTGCTCGAGGCCGAACGGTGTCTAAGTCTCGACGTACTCCTCGTTGGGCCGTTGACCAACTTGGAGTCAACATGGCTAAAGTTTTTCTCAGAGAAGCTGGTACACTATACGGTGTTCCGTGACTTCAACGACTACGTAGCCCACAGGAAGAAGGTCGGTGCGCAGTCGATCCCGAATGACCACTGTGTCCTTCTGCTCAACTATGAGGCGGTCACTCCCATCCTTAAGAAGCTGAGGAAGGTGAAGTGGGACCGCGTGATTTATGATGAGGCTCAGCGGCTAAAAAACCGCAGCAGCCGGTCGTCGCGTGATGCAGGACTGCTCGCTAAGAGCGCTAAGCGTCGCCTAGCGCTGACAGGAACCCCGATGGACCTGGATCCCAAGGATCTGTGGGCAATCATGCGCTTCGTGGATCCGGGAGCGTTCGGTGACAAGTGGAAGGACTTCGAGGAGGAGTTCCTCGTCAAGCCGACGATTGACCTCAAGAAAGCTCGCGGTGCAGTCGAACGTAAGAAGATGATGCTCGCTCACCAGATCGCCAAGAAGAAGGCACCCCTCCGAGACGACATGATCGCCGAGTTTGTGGATCGCATTGCTCCTCATGCTATGCGTATCTCGAAGGAGGATGCCGGGATCGAGCCGGCGGTTGTTCACAAGATCAAGTTCGACCTGGACCCCCATGAGGACAAGCTATACCGGAAGCTAGAGAAAACGATGGTCTTGAAGACTGGCGGCGTTACGATCAAGGCACCACTCAAGATCACACAGATCGGCAAGCTGCAGCAGATCACGGGAGGCTTCATCAAGGATGAGCTCGGCGAGCTTCACGAGGTTGGGACCACGAAGCGTCGAGTGCTGAAGCGATTGATCCGCGAGCAAGTCGATGGCGAACCCTTCGTGGTGTTCTGTAAGTACGTCTGGGAAGTTCACATGATCGCCGCGATGCTTAAGCGAATGGGCATGGGACGGGGTGCCAAGTTGTGGGGTAAGGTCAAGGACCTCAAGAAGGACAAGCGGCGCACAAAGATGCTGCTCAACTTCCAGCGTGGCAAATACGACTGGATGGTATGCCAACAGAAAACTGGCGGTGTGGGCGTCGACTTGTATCGTGCCCGCAAGTTTTTTGTATATTCGATGGGCCACTCCTTCATCGACTATGACCAGATGCTGAGCCGAGGCGACTTCCTGGAACAAAACGAGCAGGCGGAATTTTTCTTGTTAGTGGTACGATCATCTATTGACACTGACATCATAGCTTGTCATAAGAAGAAAAGATCGATCAGCGAACAGTTCTATGATCGGTTGCAACGCAAGTCATAGAAGGGACAGTACGATGGCAAAGAAGGAAAAGGAAGCCCCGAAGGCTTCGAAGAAGGACAAGGCCGAAACCAAGGCCGCGGCACCGGAATTCAAGTACGGCGTTGCTGACCTGGCCGACAAGCTCAACATCAAGGAAGCTTCGGTCCGCGTTCAGCTGCGCAACAAGGGCATCGAGAAGGCCGGCAAGAGCTACGGCTGGAACACCAAGGCCGAGCTCGAAGAAGTCATCGATGAGCTGAAGGCTGAAAAGCCCGCCAAGGCTTCGAAGAAGTCGAAGGGCGATGACGCCGACAAGAAGTCGCCGAAGAAGGCTGCCAAGGCCGAGAAGGCTGCGAAGCCGGCCAAGAAGGCCAAGAAGCCGCGCGACGAAGACGACGAAGACGACGACTAATCGTCTCGCCATCAATCGGCACCCTCGAAAAGCCCCTGTTGCCACCGCGCAATGGGGGCTTTAGAGTAGCAGCGAAATACGCGCACTAGGCGATGATCGCTAGGCGATGCGCAGTGCGACACGTCACGCGCTCGCGATACACCTCAGCACTGACCCAGCGCTTCGCTGGCATGCCACGAATGATCGATAAACCGAGCGATTATCAATCACAAGGTGCCCGTTGACCATAAGGTTAATAGGAAATATGATGGCCAGGCATCGAACGAGGGTTGGGCCATGAATGAACAAGTGCTAAAATTGGAAGAGGAGGTGGAGTTGCTTAGACAGCAGCTCGAGTCAGTGACGGGATCGGAAAAGGAACTGGGTGTCCTGATGTCGATACGCCATGGCATGACAAAGCGCCTCGCCACCATGCTGTTCATCCTGGCAAAGCGATCTCCGGCTGTGGTATCGACCCAGGCCTTTCACTCTCTATTCTATGGCGGTAGGGATGATGGTGGTCCTGAGCCGAAGATCTTTACCATACATATCGCCCGCCTCCGTGGTGTGCTGAAGAGGGTCGATTGCCCTGGCAAGATCGACACGGTGTGGAACGCTGGCTATCGAGCCAGCCCCGAGCTGGTCCGGTGGGTCAAGGAGCTTTACAAGAACCATATCCCACAGGAGGACTGATTATGGGTGCAGTGCTATTCAAGGTATTCGGCTTCGACGTTACTGGCCGTCTACTCTCCCGCGTGGTCTTGGGCATCGTCGGTGCCGGGATCCTCTTCCTGGCTTATAGCAAGATCAATGGCCACTTCGAGTATATCGAAGGGCTCGAGAAAGACAACAAGACGTTACAGTCTGACCTGACCTACGCCCAAGGTCAGCTCGACATCTCCATCGAAGTCAACAAGCAGAACCAAGCCACGCAGAAGGCGAAGGATGACATCGATGCCCAGAACCGGGCAACCGCCCAAGCGGAAAAGGCTGCAGCCACCGCTCGTGCTCAAACCTACAAGGAGATCCGCAATGCAATCGATCAAGCTCCGCCGTCCGATCCTCGCCCTGTCGCTCCTGTCATCACTGACACTCTTGACCGCCTGTGGCGGCAATGAGCCCCGGATCCAGACAAAGATCGTCATTCGCGAGAAGATGGTTTTTGCTGAACCCGATCCTGCTCTTCGTTCTTGCATGGATCGCCTTGAACGTCGGCCGGTAAACAGTGATGCGGATATCGCCAAGCTGATTACCGACTCCTTCGAGGTAGGCGATGACTGCCGAGCCAAGCTCGACGCAACATGGAAGTCCATCGATGATACGCGCGCCCGGGTAGAGGCGTTCAACCGCGCACAGGAGGCGCAGCAGCCGTGAACCCTTATGAAGTCCTGGGCGTAGCGAAGGGCGCAAGCGCTGATACGATCAAGCGAGCATATCAGTCGAGAGCTCGAACCGCTCACCCGGACAGCGGGGGTACTGAGGAAGAAATGATCTGGGTCTCAGAGGCTTACCATATCCTCTCGGACCCGGATCGCCGCAAGCGTTATGATGCGACGGGGAAGACCAAGCCTTCGCCTTGCACTCCCGAAGCGGTGGAGGAATATCTCGCCGGCCTGATGGTCATAGTCGTAACGGCAAAGCGGCCCGACGGTACACGCGACGACCCGACGCGCGAGAACATACGTGATAAGCTGCTGCTCAGTATACGTCAGGCGCGCAATGAGGCGAAGAACAATCGCTTCGAAGTGCAACGCATGATCGAGCGAACGCAACGCCTGCTGGAGCGCTTTAAGCCTCAGGAGGACTTCGACCCTGTGGGCAATTCATTGCGGCGGGAGAAGGACAAGCTTCAGTCCGAGATGGATCGGATCGATGATCTGATGGAAATGATGGACGAAGCTACGAAGGTTCTCAAGACTTACAAATATGAAATGGGCCCCGGACCGGAGGGACAGCACAGTCCGGGACCCACCCTCCGCTTGGCGCGGAACTCCACTACTCCTCTTTGGGAGTAGAGTCATCACCCTGAGCGTTAAGGTCGATGCTACCGAGCTTGGTATCGACCTTTGCCTGGGTCTTGCCAATCGGACCACCAATGGTCAAGGCAACAATAACCATCAGCATTCCACAGAAGGCGCCGATGAGCGCCCATCCCAAAAGCTCAAGCTGTTGACTGCGGAGAGCTTCAGGCCATGAGACGTCCTTAATCTCGAACACCAGCCACACAGCGAGCAGGCCGCAGAAGATGCCGGCACCCGACATCAGCTTGACCATCAGGGCGCGTTGACCCTCGCGAAAGGTCGTAGCGGGAGGACGGCTATTGAAGATCCCGTGGATCCAGCTTTTCAGCTCGGTGAAGAACCACTTCATGCTTCGCTCCCGCGATTAGCAGCACCGACCTGGTCGGCAGTCAAGACCGGCAAGGGCATCTGAACCCCGTTCGGCCAGCGGATAGAGTCAACCTCATCGATATGGAACGGGACGATGTTGACCATGTTGCTCTGGTTGCCGCCGAGGCCGAAGAGCGTTCGACCATCGGCAGTCCGGCCGACGATAAAGAACACGTGGCCGCCGCCCTTTCGTGACTTCACGCCGATAGCACCGAAGGGGATCATCCCGGTCTTGGGAACAATCGTCCCGTAGTCAGCGTAAGCCTTCGCGCGGTACCAGTGCTGTGGAATACCGAGTCCGGCAGCGACCAGGCAGTGGGCAACGAAAGTCCCACACCAAGGAGTCTCATCCTCCTTCCACCAAGCCTTCAGGGTATTCAGCCACTTGATAATCGTCGGATTGTGCTGCTTGCCGGGGATCTCCCGCATACCGCGGTAGCGCATTGCCTCCTCGATCCAGGCGGGTAGGGGCTTTGGAAACATAGTTCTTCTCCTTATCCAAGATATTCGACCATGAGGCCGCGGCAGACAATATCATTTGCGACAGCACCGGTGCCTACCTGACCGGTAGCCTTAATTTCTACGGTGGCGGTCAGGTCCTGCGTGGAGGTCAGTGTCCCAAAGGCGTTGCCCGCACTGGTGCTGCTGTTGTTGGTGCTCCACTGGGCCACGATGTCCATGATCCTTTGTGTGGCCGATCCCGTCCGTATGATGGTCCCCGATACACGAAGAAAAGTGTGGGCCGCCGTGGTGGAAGTCAGGAAGCCGATCACCGTGCTACCAAAATACAGCCTCCCAGTGCGCGAGCGAGTGGTGCCCGCAAAGTTAAAGTTTGCGCTGATGCGAAGTGCCTTGTAGTCCCGGTTCAAGAAGTTGGCGGGCATGGTGAAGGTTGCCAGCGTCTTCTCGGTCGTTGCCGCGTCGGTGCCAACCCCCGAGTCGGTGAGATACATCAAGCCGGGCATTGCTTCTCGAGGTGCCACACAGGCGACTGTCGCCGATCCCGTCAGGTTCAGCAGCGACCCAGTGGAGGAGGCTACTAGGGTTCGAGTCAGCGTGGTGCCGGAAGCAGTGTAGGTACCATAACCAATTTCCCAGGCCGTCCCATCCTCGATCAGGTAGTCATAGACGAAGCCATCCACCGCACCTGCCGCCGACCATGACTGATAGGGCGTAACCGAGCTGCCGAGGGTGACAGTCCCGGTTCCGGTCGTCGAGGTATTGACCTTAGCGCGATTGAGAAGGATAGACATAGATCACCTTACCATAGAATTGAGATTGAGCCACCCTGTGGGGTAAGCGGATAACCCTGACGTAGGACCTCTCGGACAACCGAGTAGGCCTGGACTGCGATAACCTCGGGATCTCGAAGGACTTCTCGGACAACAGAGTACTCGAAGATGGAAGTGGTCTGGGGGTCGCGAAGAACCTCTCGAACCACGGTGGTTGAGATTACGGTACCCGGTGTGTCAAGAAGGACTTCACGGTTTATCGAAGCAATCTGAGCGGGATCGGTGCCAGTGAGGGTAGGAGTAAATCCTGCGACAGTTACAGATCCGACAAGCGGAGTGATGATGGTACCACTCAGTGACCCCCCAAGGGAGGCAACGGGGGCTGAGCCTACAGGACCAAAGCCGGCCATCAGCTGGTGATCGTAAAGATGCCGCTGGAGAGCGGGATGATGAGCGGACTAACGGAGGCCGTCACCGTGGACGATCCGCCGGCGGTGTTCGCGTCGAAGAAGCACAGCAGGTCTTTGTTGGCGTTGGTGTTATCGTAGATAACCCCATACTTGAAGACCAATGAGCCAGACAGGGACCAGGAGGCATCCGTCGCAAGCCAGGTGACCGCGTTGGCCGCTTGGCTGAGCGAGAGGGACGATAGCGATAGGCCTCCTGCGGTATAACCACTTGCAGTCGTCAGCTCATTGGTCAAGTCGGCGTATCGACAGTCGGTCGAGGATCCCGCGAAGGTTCGATCCAAGGCCTGGGTCGAGCCACACAGCGCCAACTTGAAGGCGTGACTATCGAGGTCGATAACCGCCTGTGCGAGTTTAAGCTCGCCTTTGTTAAACAGAGTCCAGGGACCGGCGGCCATTATCTAACTCCTTACGAAACGATCTTGACGCCGTGGGTGGCGGCGTTAACCCCCGAGTAGCCCCAAGCGGCGGAGGTGTTGGGATCGACATTGAAGTAGGAAGCGTATTCAGTAAGCGAAGCCGGCACAGACTGAGCGGACATCGAACCGGTGGCATCTGTCGCCCCCGATTTGGTATGAAGATCCACAGTTCGGACACCCGAGCCGACTCGCTGAACCAGCGCCTTTACCGCAACGGTATAGATATTCGTTGGCACGGAGCTAAGGTTGTCGAAGGTGTAAAGATCCTCCTGTCCCACGGTGGCCGAGTAGTTGTAAGCCACGTCCGAGGCATACTGACCATCATTCTCCTGAGACCAGTTAACCGTAATCCCCGTCATATTACCCCACATTACCAGACTTGCCTGGCTCGCAGTCATAGTGGGAGCGGGAGAGGGAGCCCCGGAAGTATACGTATTGGAAGCTCGATAGCCGCTGGCCAGTGTGTCAAGCCTACCCATATTCACTGAGGTATCAACAATATAGCCAATCCAGTAATCCGTACCGGCCGTCAGCGACTGTGGAGTTACCAGCGGTAGGGTTAGTGTGGTCCCGGTGGTAGTTCCCACAACCTCTGTGCCGCTGGACATCAGGGTCCCGGGAGCGCCCGAGCTATCCGCATAAACTACGCCCTTTAGCTTAGCGGTAGCGGAGGTAGTGTAAGTTAGCAGGCCGATGCTGTTAAGAGTACCGGAGGCTTCGCATCGGTACTTCATCAGGTAAAGCTGGTTAGCCCCCGGCGAGGCCGTCGTTCCGGAAGCGCTGATCTTCTTACCGATGATACCGGGACCCGTCGTCCACTGCTTCTGGGCGTCACCCGTGGTGAAGTGAGTTTCCACGATAGGATTGGTGAGGCAGGGGGTTTCTGTACCGCCCGATGAGGTGTAGCACCACAGGTAAAGGTGATCCCAGGAGGTTACCACGGCGTTACCCGAGCGAAGTGCCATGCCGTCGAAACGGTTGTTACCCGAAGGCGCGGTATTAGCTCCCGTGAGAGTAAGCGCGGTCTCTTGAACCCCATTGATCCAGATCTTGACGATACCCGCACTGCCGTGGAAGGTGATGTCCCATTCGAGGCAGTAGATATTACCAGCGCTGAAGATCGTAGTGGCGGTTGCCAGCAGAGTACCGCCATTGGTCGATCCCCGGTAGATCTGCAACTTGCCGAGCGAGCTTTGGCTGATGCTCAGCTGTGCAGTTGTGCTATCGAAGAAAACGATCCCGCCCTTCTGAGAACCACTGTCCGAAAAGGGCAGGTCCTTGATAGTAGCTCCGCCGACGCACCGAGCGTAGGTGGAGGGAAGGTTCTTGCGAAGATCGAAGGTACCGCCGGCACCGGTGTTCCCCCATCCCATCGCTACACCGCCTGCACTCAATGAGGTGACAGGGCCAGCGGCACCAGCGTTATCAGCCGAAGACCATTCGCCGGTAATAAGCGCCGCGCGATAAGCCCCCGCGGTGATGTCGGAGGTAGCAGCCCCGTACTTGTCGAAGCCGTCAATGAACGTGTAGTCGGGGAGGGCCATTAGCGAGTTCCCTTGATTGAGCCGTAGATCAAGCCGGCCATGCCGTTGAGGTTAGCGGGTGCCACGATAATAACGGGCTGACCCAGCGGAATTGAAGAAGCGGCAGCCTTGATGAAAGTACCGGTCGTTGCCGAAGCAGCAAAGCGCATGGTTCCGATGGACGTTCCCGGCGGCGACTGAATGTCAAAGTCCGTCTGAGCGGACGGCGCCACAGCAGTCTGTGTGGGGCTATCCGTGAGGGTCGCCTGGCTGTCTGTCAGGCTGGCGGGGATGGTCCAGGCAATCGGCGTATCGAACCAAGCGATCGCCTTATTGACCTGAGGACTCGGCCAGCTGAAGGCAAACCCAAAGGGCTGACCCGTTCCCGACGCACTAGACGTAAGATTGATCCCCGCGGTATTCGTGCTATCCCCAATCGCATTGCTCGCAACCAGGAAATAGGTGTAGCCCGTTCCGGGACCAATCGCCGCGTCATCATAGGACGTAGCCGCAGCGGGAGTCGTAGCAATCAGCGATGCAGTGCCGAACGCCGCGCCAGTACCTGAAGCTCGATAGACCTTGTAACCTGTGACGTTATCGTTGGTCGAGTTGGCGGTCCAGGTCAGGCGATTGATGTTACCGCTTGCGGATCCGGCCAGCCCCGTCGGCATCGAGGGGACACCACCCGCGCCCGTACCAAAGCCACCCCCGGCGGGAGTGATCGTATAAGCCGTCACAGTCGATAGATCTTCGACCATAATGTCAAACATATTGATGGACTGGAACTTCAGGTAAAGCGTCTTGCCGATGTAGTCCGCGGGAAGCGTGTACTTGAAGACCGCATCGTCGAGGAAGGCGAACTGAGTTCCCGACAGGTGAGCGCCAATCGTCGAGCCGTTCATTCCCCGCCACAGGCGGGTCAGGTTATACTGATAGGTGGAGGTCAGCGTTGGCACCTCGAAGGAAATGAACTCACCGTCCACATAGGCGAGGTTCTGGCCCGCGGCGGCGTCAACGGCTGATGCTTCCGAAGCGAGTTCACCCGCGCTCATGGTCAAGTTGACGGAGAGCGTATGGGCGGTATCGGGATTGGTGCCAACGTAGGTTGCGAGAGTAGCGCTCAGCTTACCCATCCGAGCGTTCGCGTCAATCTCGCCGATCTGGACATAGTGAATATCATCCGTGGAGATCCAGACGTAAGCACCGCCCCAGTTGACATCATTGGTAGTTCCGTCACCGCCGGAGACTGCCGCCCAGATCTGCGCAACGCCACCCGTCAGCGAGGAGGGCGGCTCGAACAGGATCGGCGGATTGACCGGGCCCGGCTCAACGGCGGTGTTCTTTGGGGTGTTGGTAACCGTGCCGCTGGTGTTGGCCGTCAGCTGAGAAATGCTCGAGGGATATTCCTCCGCGGTGATTTCCAGCGTGTCGTCCTCGGTCTCTGAGATTTCTCGGATCAAGACGTTGAACGTGCCGAGCTGTGAGTCGACTAGCGTCAGAATGTCCATGGGCTCAAGCAAGCAGTACTTGATCGGTAGCACGAACTCATAGGTATTACGGATATAGGCTCGCCGCTGACCAATCAGCCCCACAACCTTTTCGGCCATGGAGAGCTCGGTGATTTCCTTTGCCTCGAGGTTCTCATCCTTTCGAAGCCCATACTGATCGACCAAGCCCTGATCGCGCCACGGCACAGGGAGCTCGTTGTAGTCATTCGCCCGGTTGGCGATAATCATGGACAACGAGTTGTAAGCATCCGCGGGGTCCGAGCGGTTCATCTTCACGGGATCGTCACCCGTGTAGTAGAAGTCATTGTCAGTCAGAACATACCGAACGGGAAAGTCGGGAATATAGGTAACCCCGTTGCCCGTCACGGTGTCCGGACCATAGGGGTGGAACTTCATCGAGTAGCCATTCCACACAATCGCGGTATTGCAGAGCATCGCCCAGCGCTCAATCGTATCGCCGGCGGGGTTCTGCGCGACCAGACAGGGGGACAACGCAAACCCCATCGCACGGCAATAGGTCTGGAAAGCGCTATCGCCTGTGGTCGTAGCAGCGGGAGTGGAATACATGCCGGTGATAACCGACATATCAAAGCCAACCCCGAAGCTATCGTTGGTGAGGAAGTCTTCAATGATGAGTGCGGGATCCGCGTCCTTAGCGCCAGCTCCACCGCCGAGACCCGTGTCCCAGCGAAGACCCTGAACCTCGAAGCTATGTTGGCCGAGAGAGTTCGACTGGCCGAGGTCGTAGTTCGAGACGTCCACGTGGGCAATGCCGGAATAGCCGAGGGCCTCGGCCGGGTGAGCGGTCGTCATGTAACCCCAGGGGGCTTGAGGAGTGGTGCCGAGGAAAAAGCTAAAGGCAACTGGAAGGCCTGCACCACCACCGCCACCTTTCTTGGTCTTCGAACCGCTACCACCCGTAGTCGTGTAGTTGATCTTCGACTGATCCTTCCACACAGTGACGATGCCATGGATCTCGCCCCAGCACAGGCCAAGTTGGAAGGAGGCGGTATAGGTGTAGGTCGTCATCGACTTACCACCGCCCTTACCCTGCTTGTGCTTGTGGGCCTTGAAGTCACCTTGCCAGATGATGTTGGGTGCCAGTCGGTTCTGGCCCCAGCAGATCGGTATCGGCAGCGCACTTGAAGACGTCTGGGTCTGCAGCCCAGTGAACTGGGGCTTTGCCTTCTGACCGCCGCCAAAGAAAAAGCTCATCAGTCCCTCCAGTAGGTGTAGACACGCATGGGACGAAGCGCTAGCGGTGTCCCTCGCATATCGCATTCTTCAACAATCTGAGACATGGCATACGCATGGATTACATAGGGCCACTGCGTCACCAGCGCCGAGTGCGAATATGTGCGCCCCAGGCGGAACATTAGAACATCGCCAGATTGCACCTGGAAGTCCTGAGGCCGCTCAATCAGTGATGACTCGTCATCATCCACCAGTTGCAAGCGCTGCTCGATCTCAGCTAGGTATTTTTCCTCGCCGCGATGCAAGTGCCAGTCCATCGAATAAACGGCTGGCTCGAAGAAGTCGAGAAGGCCAGCGCCGGAGAAGGCGTTGACCAGGAGCTGGGCGCAATCACAGCCATGGCCCTTGACGCTGGCACGATGGTGGTACGGAGTACCGAGCCATTCACGAGCGGCAGCCACCACGCGGGCGCGTTCTTCTTGTTCCTTATCCACCGACTGCTGTCTCCGCTACTGGAATGAATGGGAAGCCCTTAAAGTAATTCCGCCAATCCGAGGGGTGGAAGTGTGGGCATCGATCCTTGGTGCGATTGCATCCCGGATAGGCGGTGAAGCCCATACCCGCGGTGGGATCAAAGTCCAAGGGATAGGACAGGTAAAGCCCCGACCCATCCGCTCGCGAGATTGTGCGGACCCGGGTCGTGCCGTCGCCGTTATCAATGTGGACCTTGCCAAGCGAATACTCCGAGGAGGATGAGGTCCAAGGAATATAGGTTCGAGTGGGAGTACCCGACACGGTACCGATAGCAGCCCACACAGACTGATCGACTGCACAGATCGGATCGCCCCAGGTGTTCTTGCAGTTTGCTTCCCACAGGTCACGAGGGCTATCGACGTTAAGAAAGACCAGGTCAGACTTCACGTTCATGGTTGCTGACATTCGACCGACTGCGGAGAGCGTCGAGACAAAGCCGCTGAATAGCGGGAAGCCGCCGAGCCAAGGATGACCAGGCGCAGCAGCTATGTATCGATCCCTCTTGACACGAGCACCATCGAGACGTCCGCGAAGGAGTGCTTGAGGCCATGTCAGTTGTCCTTGGTAGAGGATCTCCGCGGGATAATCAAGCTGGAGCTGCTGCTCGTCAACCTCAACCCCCACACTATTCTTTACCCGAAGCCCTTTGATAAGGACCACGTTGCCGAGGTAAGTCTCGCGAGTCACGCCGCCGACGGGAACCACAGACACGTCGGTCTGATAGTTGGTGTAGCGAAGAGGCATGCCGACCTTCGGGATAACGGTAAAGCAATCCGCATAGGCAAATTGGCCACTCGCGAGAACAGCCGTAGTATCAGCTTCAACATAGCCGGGCTGGGGAGTGATCGTTCTCACTGGATGATGCTCCGGAAGTTGCAGGACTGGAGACTCCACAGCTGATCCATGAACTTCTCGTAGTCTTGCTGGTCGTCGATGAAACGGCAGGCGAAGTAGAACTGGAAGTCCGCGTAGATCTTCCCTGTGGAAGGAGCAACGCCGAATACCAGCAGATTGGGCATCGTCACCGTGTAAGCAGCGGGGGCTACGGTATAGGCGTAGGTGATAACCACCGCGTCACCGAAGTCGGCTGCATTGAACGTGTAGACGCCTGCTGCAACGGCGTATTCGCCGGGGGCCGGAGCACCGGTCACTTTCGTCATGCCGACGCCGCCCTTGGTAACGCTCACGTCCTTGTAGAAGGCCGCGGCGTGAGTCACCGTGATCGTATAGGGGCCGACCGCAGGAATGGTGTCAGCCTGGGCAAGCTGGTGATAGACCGTAATGGTGTTGGTCGGGTCAACCTGATTGACCCTTTCGATAAACCCGCCCAGCGTCCGGCAGAACGGGAATTGGGTAGTACCGCCATCCGCATCACCACAGAAGCCATAGCTGACCAGATAGTCGTCGGGATCCTTCAGCAGGAAAGAGTCATAGGATCCGCGGCGCTGGAGGAAGAAGCCCATGATCGTTTTGAGCGAAGACTCGGCACCGCTTCGATCCTCAAGGAACTCATAGGAGAACTCGAAATCCCAGCGGGGATATTCCATGAAGGAAGTACGAACTTCGCCGCCGGCTGCCGACTCGACAACGCGCGTTTTGAAGTAAGGCTTCTTGTGGATTGAGTACGCGAGACCGGGCAGCGCCGTGTTGAACGGATCCGCGGCCGCCGGAATGGACGGCGTGGTCGTGCTGTTGCCGAAGCCGGGGAAAGGATCAGTGCTCATGGGTAACTCCGGTGGGACGTTGAACAGGGCTTGACAGAACATTTGATCGAGACGGACTGTCGAGTAGCCGTCGATCAGCGGCTGGGTAAGTTGGAGGTTGGTTCGGATCTTCGAGTAGCCCTCAATGAGGGGCTGGGAAAACGTCAGGTTAAGCCGAACGCTGGAGTACCCCGCAACCAGGGGCTGAGAGAAAGAATAGTTGAGGCGGATCTCAGACATCGACCCTCGGACCAATCTGCAGCGTGTTAACTTCGGCACCGGTGAAAGCAACGCCCGTATCGGGGTTGAGTTCGTAGATATCCGGATAGAACGTGTAGCTCTGGTTGATCGCGTGGCTGGTGCCATACGAGCTGAACCCGGTGGCGGTCTTCAGGGAGTTGGAGACAAACCGCTGAGTGGCATCGTCCTGTCGGTAGGAGCCAGTAATCTCGATCCCGCGGACGCCCGGGGTATTCAAGATAGGATTGATGTTGTAGAGATCCCTATCATTGACCACGGAGTCGTAGACATACTTGGTGTCATCCAAGGCGGTGTTAAGCACGGACTGCCAGTTCGTAGCGGCAGGCGAAGTACCACCAATTGCCCACTGGATCGTACCGTTGGACACGGGAGCAAGATACTGAACCCGGACGTTGCCGAGATAGTCGTTGTTTACCGTGCCCGCGTCATCGAGGAAGTAGAAGTCGTCCCACGCCCAGGAGTTCAGTGCTCCGCTGATGGAAGACTTCCAGAATTCCACAAGGTCGCAGCCTCGAGTCGTTACCCCGACGAGGGTACCGTAAGCAGTCTGAACCGAGGGGAGTGACAGGATGGGAACGGTATTGATCTTGACTTCAAACGTCCCGCCGGTGATAGCAGAAGTCCATTTGATTTCGAGATAGAACCACTTGCCCGGCGTGTAGGAACCAACATCGGTCCGAGCGGTCAAGACGTTGTTGCCCGTGTAGAGGTCGATGTTCCCCGTCTCAAGGAAGTGCAGACGCCATTGACGGTTGGGTCCGGTGGTCAGTGAGTCGACCACAGACAACGAGTAACCAGGACCATTCGAGGGGACATACATACGCATACCCATAACGCAGGTGCCGGTGTATCGACCGCGGAGGGACCGTTGGATAACGTCATTGTTATTATTGCTGGACATGCCCATCGAGTAGCCGTAGCCGAAGGCATTATTCGTGGACCGGACAATGCTACCCGTGCTACCCGTCCACCCCTGAGCTGCCACAATGGAGGACAGCCCGGAGGAGGGGTAGTAGTCGAAGCCGTCAATTACTCGCAGTGTCATCGTTTGCCACCCATCTTAAGGTTACCATTCCGATGCTCATTCTTGATCCACTTCCGAAGCGACTGACCGTCACGACGAAGAAGAGCTTCAAGATCGGTGTCCTGGTTGTTATGCGTCGGCTGGTAGTTGAAGTTGACATTCCCGCCGGAGTTGTTATTCACCTCGCTTCGAGCTGAAGCACCCGCCATAGACGCGGCGCCGAACATACCTCCGGAGGATCCTGCCTTCAGCTGCTGACGCATGGGCTCAGCGATCCAGGCCGGAAGAATCATTTCCTTCTTATGGACCATCGCCAGCTGATCGCCCGGCACCTCATCCATACCGCCCTTAGCGGAGATAAGCGCGCCAAACCCAAGCACCGCAGCCAACGCGAGGGCGGCAGCGGCAGGCGCAGCAATGGGACCGATAAACGGGATAACCACAGTCGACTTGTATGCGCCCGCAGCGGCGACTGCCGCGCTCGTGCCGATTTCCGTAGTACCCGCGGCAGCAGCAACGCCCGTCTGGGTGGCAGCACCCGTGACAGCAGCACCTGTCTTGATGCCTTCCGCAGCAACGGCAGCCGCGGTAGTCGCGGTGGTCACCGTCTGCTTGGTTGCTTCAGCTGTGGCGACAACGCCCGTTCGAGCAGCCTCACCGCCAGCGACAACGGCAGTCTTGGCCGCCTGATGCGCCTGCTCCTGAACCAGCTCCCCGGCATCCATCGCCTTCTTGGCGGTTTTCATCCCCAGCCAGACCATCATCTGTTGGCCGGCAGCCTGGATGGCCATATCGACAACCTTGTAGACCATCTGATCCGCAAGGTTAATCAACCCCTCCTGCAACGACTGCGAGTGAGTCCACAGTCCCTGGAACGTCGAGGACATTCCGGAGGTGAAGGTATTGGTGATCGACGCCCACTGCTGAAGAGTCTGCTGCGCCGCTTGGCGATTGACGTCCGCCACGCGCTGAGCATAACCCGTCTGCATCTGAGTCATCTGTGCAAGATGGTCAGCTTCAGCGGCCCGGATTTCCGCATTAATCTCAGCCTTGCGATCTGCGCTTTGGCCGGGGAGCGAGAGTTCCTGATTGAGATAAGAGAGCTTCATCTGCCACATAGCCTGCTCGTGAGCCTGCTGCATGGCGTATTCTTCTTGAAGGATCTGGGCCTTCATCGACAAAGCTTGACGGTCATTGATGAGACCGTTCTGTTGCATGAAGTCGACATTGGCCGACTTATTGCCCATCTGAGAAGACTCGGCGTCCTGGACTGCGCGAGCCCGAGTCTGGGCAATCTGCTCTTCCTGATGAAGCCTCTGAACCTCGCGGCTGAGGATCATCTTGTTGTAGCGGTCAACCGTCTCGAGCTCGTGACGCTTGGCGTCTTCAGCTTCCTTCGACTGTTTGCCGTAAGCCGCTTCGATGATCGCCACCCGAGAAGCCTCGAAGGATCGAACCTTCTCAAGCTTCTGGTCCATGGACAGGGAGTCGTCCTGGCTGAGCGCGGTCTCCTGAAGGTCAATGGCAGCAACCGCTTCCTTAGCGGCCTTCTGAGCAGCTGTCTCGAGATCCTTCATTCCCTGAGCTTCGGCCTTCAGGGTATCAATCGGGAACACGCCCTTACGAGGATCAACGGGCTTACCGTTGATGCGGACTTCGTAATGAAGGTGTGGCTTAACGCCGCCGGTGTCGCCCGACTTGGCGAAGACCTGACCCTGCTCAATCCGCTGCCCCTTCTCAAGCCCGGAGGTATCGGATAGATGAAGGTAGCGAGTCGTGACGCCGGCGCCATGGTTCAGGATAACGTACTTGCCCATCGTGGGACTATAACCCACGGACTCCACTGTGCCGACCTGGGGTGCCCGAACCGCGGTGCCGACCGGTACCCCGATGTCGATCCCCATGTGATTGGTGGAGCCTCGAGTACCATCCGCCTTGACTGGAGCACTGCGAGCACCGAAGCCCGAAGTAATCCGGCCATTAACCGGCATCAGGTACTGAGCATTCTCCTGCTTCATTGCGTTGGTATTATCGCGGTGAGCATCCGCCTCAGCTTTGATCCGAGCTTCATGCCGCTCACGCGCAGCGGTCAGGTCTTTCTGGAGCTGTAGGCTCGCCTCCTCAATCGGTAATCCCTTCTGAGAAAGGATGGCCGCCTGGAGACGATAGTTCTCAATGATGTTCTGCTGTTCTTGCTCGTACTTCTGATCTTCTGCAGTCTTGGAAGCAGTCGATTTAGCAATCTCGATATTGCTTTCTGCCACGGCGGTGTTAGCCACCACGACTGCCTGACGGGCCCGAGCAACCTGAGCCTCGGCGCCGCGGACCTGTGCTTGAGCACCGGACAGCTGAGACCAGTAAGCCTCGCCGGAACCCCCGCGAGACTCAAGATCCTGAAGCGCCTTTTTCTTCTGAGCAAGGTCGGCATTCGCATCCGCCAGGGCCTTCGTGGCCTTAGTCTGCGCGTCCAGCAAGGCAACATGGGTTAGTCGTTGGTTCTCCGAGTCTACGTTATTCTTTTCTCGAGCTGCCTTGATGTAATCCCACAGGGCGGCGGTGAGTTCCCTGACGGTGGCGGTACGACGGAACTCCGCATCCCGAACATCATTGGTCTTCTTCTCACCTTTGTCGTTGGCCGTCCACAGGAAGCCGAGGACGGTGATAGCACCGAGGATCGCCGCACCCCAGTGACCCGCGAAGAACGCAGCAACTCGACCGGCGGTACCGCCAAGCCCCGACAACGCCGAGGCGGTCTGACCGCCCTGCTGAGCGAGGATGACCAGCGGATTGATGCCTGATGCCCAAGACGCGACCACGTCCTGCATCTGATAACCTATCTGGACGCTCATCGCATTCATCCGGCCCATCGACCGGACGTTGATGTCCATCTGGGTTTTGGCTTGCTTCTGGATGGCGATCCACTCACCCTCCTGAAGCTTGTTAGCCATCAACAGAGACGTTGCCTTCTGCATGGTATCATTGTACCGCTGCTGGGCAGCAAACGTCGGATTGATCGACGCACGGATCTCAGCTACTGCGTCTGCTTCACGCTTCGCCGCACGAGCGGCCTCCTCTGACGCACGAGCAGTCTCGCGAGTAGCTGCAGTAGCCTGACGCTCCGCGTTGACTCGATCCTTAGCCGCCGCCGTGGCGACAGCTGAAGCTTCCCGCGCAGCCTGGATCTCCTCGCGTCGAACTGCCTTTTCCACCGCAGCTTGAGCCTCGATGATCGCGGTCTCCGCAGTTTTACGCTGCTGGGCAGCAGCAACGGCGGAAGCGGCAGCTTCTTCGACGAGGGCCTTTGCGGTAGCGTAGGTCTGGCGATAGCTCGCGACAATTTCCTGGTCGGCCTGGTGTTCAGCGGTGAAGCGTTCACGCGCTGCTTGCTTAGCGGCTGCTGCCGCATCGCGGATCATCGAGGTCTCAGCGGTCTTCGTTACCGTGGTCCCGCCCTGACGCATCGCTGCAGCCTGAGCGGCAGCCGCTTGCTTTGCTACTGTTACCGCCTCGAGGATATAGGCCTTCTCGGCAGTCTTGCGTTGCTCAAGCTCTTGACGAAGGGCAGCGGTGTTGCGCTTCTCCTGTGCAAGCCAAGCCGCAGCGATCTGTCGTTGCTGTGCAGCCGAAGCCTCTCGGGCCTTAACCTCCGCAAGGATGGCCTGCTTCTTTTCGAGGTCTGCCTGCTTGGCAACCGAGCTATTCTTCTGGATCGAAGCAATCTGGCTATCGTAAGCCTTCTTGACAAGCTCGATGCCCTTGGCATATGTTGCCTGGTCTACCGTCCCCTTCTTGAGGAGCTGGTCATACTCGGCCAGGGCTTGATTGTATTTTTCCGTTGCCGCGAAGGTGGGATCGATGGCCGACTTCAACCTACGAAAGGCAGCATCGAGTTGCTTCGACTCATTGACCACAGAGCCGACGGCGGATACCGTCTTCCGTGCTCCCGCCTCGGCCTGAGACGGGTTAATGCCTATGTTAATCTCGAGGTTGTTTTCGTCGGCCATCAGTTTATCATCCCACCTGGACCAGCTAGCTTCAAGAGTTCGTTCAAGTCACCGGTACCCTTGGACTTGGACTTCCTCGGTTTAATCAATCCAAGGTAGCTGGCGACGGAGACGTAGACAGGCGGACCATTCTCGGACCACCAAGCAACCATGGCTCGGTACTTCCTCATGGACCACTTCTTCCTTACTCCGTCCCAGCTTCCTCCTTCGCATCCGGCTGCGACGAGCTCAGCGATGTATCTTGTGCAGTCGCCGTGGAAGGGCTCATCATCTGCGTCCCCAGCGCTGCCAGTGCTTCCCCCGACGCGGGATCTCTCATTTCGAAGCCGGCCTCGTCGAGAATATCGAACAAGCAGACCTTGACAGCGCCAATTTCCTTTGCCTTCAGTCGACGCTTGAGCGTGGTCGCCAGGTCAACGAAGATGTCGTTTTCGCTGCGCGGACGGGGCAATCCGGTTTCGGCATCCTGCTCGAAAGCCTCGATACCAAAAGAGGCCGGATCGAAGTCCGGTCCTTCCATCATCGTCGCGGCAATCACGCTAAGGGCAGCGGAAGCCCCGTGCATTGGGTGAACGGTCTCCATCGCGAGTTCCACAAAGGGCCAAGCCCGTTCGACTGCAATGAAGTTCATTTCCGGTAGGGAATACTCATTCCCACCTATCGTAATCTTGGCCATTGGTTGTCCCTCCATTTGGCATTTGAAAGACTCCTGTGGGCGACACGTTTGGGAGAGGACCATTCATGCCGCCCACAGGTACCGTCAGGGCTTAAGCGCCGCCGCCGGTGATCGAGGTCGTGGTGATGCGACCAACGCGGTTCTGCGAGTCCGCCATCGCCTGGCCCGAAAGTTCGGCAACCAGATAGTCATCCTGCTTGAGGGGCAGCGACAGCTTGTCCGCCACGTTGCTGTAGAGCAGCATGGTGAACGTCTTGCTGTCGTAGACCTGAGACAGGACCAGCTGGAACTTCGGGGTCGAGCCCATGAGCTGGTTGTTGATCGCCAGCGAGCCACCGGTCGAAGCCGACTCGTAGAGGTAGTTGAACAGCATCGCGGTGGATGCCTGGGCGACGTTGAAGGTGTAGACGCCGGCCGAGACCGAGTATTCACCCGCTGCGGGAGCGCCCGAGACCTGCTTGAGGCCCACACCGGTTGCCGCATTGTAGACCCCCAGATCCATGTAGAAGTCGGCAGCGTTGGCGACAGTCACCGTGTAGGTGGACATCGCGGGAACGGTGCCGGTCTCATTGATGACCTGCTTCAGCTCGTCATTGGAAGCGACGGTCTGGCCGAAGAAGATCGTATTGAAGGCCGTCACGTCGATGTTGCCAGTCGACGCCTTCCATTCGATCTTGGTCTTGCCGCGGGCCGTGTCCAGTGCGAACTGGTACTGACCGAACAGCTGCTTGATGTCGCCCGAGAAATCGACCGACACGTCCTGCAGAGCACCGAAGCGAAGCGGGGCACCGCCGCCAACGGGCGTTGCAAAGAGCTGCCCGGTGCCGAACATATACTGACTCATTGTTCAAGCTCCTTACCTTACCCGACGGGACTATCCCGCTTTCACAGCCATAAAGGTTGGGTGTCGTGAAACCTTGTATATTATGGGACCAAAAGTTTAATGGGAACGACCAGCATGCCTTGGCCATCGATGTCGCCCGGATCTTTGAAGATACGGCCGCTGATGAAACAGTGGTATACCAACCCTCCCAAAGTGTTGCGGCGATCATGAAAGCCCGGATCTGCCGGCTTTGGTCGAATTGCTTGACGGATGCCACGGATGATGGCATTGTTCTCACGCGCTGGCACCGCTTTGTCGTCACGGCCCACAGACTGGTAGATAATCCAGTTCGCTTCGAGGATCGTTTTGTAGGGCAAGTTCGTCACCTGCCCCTCGGTCGTGCCATGCTCAGCCTGGAAGCATGCTGGCTGCTCCTCGGCGCTCACGTCCGAGAACAACTTCACGCGGCGGCTCATGGTGACAAACCGGCGCGTATCGGGAGCGGTATCACCCGGGCTGGTCCACCGCACTTCGCCCACAATGGCGAACAGCGCGGCGAGGATCGTTTCTTCATCCATTGACTTAGCCCTTCAGTCGAGTCTTCAGTTTGCGGACAAGGTAGTAATAGAGGCCATTGGTAATCTTGGGGCTGATTTCCCGGTAAGCATCCCGCATGAAGTTCTTGGGGGCGATGGTGCCGCCGGGGTGGAATACCTTGGTGGCAAACACCTTGTCGCCCGTTGCTGCCATGAAGGCTAGCACCTTACCATTCTTCGGGAAGATCATATGGGCAGGAGTAACGCCACCCTTTTCTTGGATGCGAGCATAAGGAACGCCGGCAATGTAGACGCTGCCATTGATCTTCAAGCCTTCTTCGAGGATCTCCACCTCAACGGAGTCCTCGAGCCTTCCCGATACGCGGTTCAGGCGGTCGGCAATGTTGTTCTCGACCAGGTCACGAAGCCGATAGACCCACTCCTCGAACTTGTCCCGCAGGATCATCCTTATGTCATCGGGGATAGCCTCGATGTCTTGAAGGAGCTTCCTGTGGCCAAAGAGCTCAACGGAGAGGAAGTCGTCGCTCATACGGGGATCACGTTCCGGTAGGGTTGCAGCATTCCACGGATGGAGTCGTTCATATCCTGACGGCTGTAGGAGATAGTTTCCTGACCGCCGAGGGTCTTCGACAGCTGACCAATGCGCTCCTTGCGGCGATACCACTCACCGATGAGTTCGGTCACGCCTTGGGAAACGTCCCAGGGAGCATAGGAGTAAGACATGATTGCGGTCTTGCTGGCGTCAGCGGCGGCAAAGGAATAGACGCCCCATTCATCCACCGCATACTCACCGGTCGCGGGATCGCCCGTCACCAGCGTGGCAGCATTGCCGTCAATCGTCACCCCAAGGTCAGCGGTCCACTGACCGCCGGCGACGGGAGTAAGCGTTACCACGGTCGGAAGTGGGTTACCCGCCGCTGCGGGGATAAGCGAAGCCTGAGACGTCTCGAAGCCCGCGCGATAGATAACCTGGCAAGAGGTGCGAAACTCAAACTGGTAGCCGTGAAGCTCGACAGCCTGGGGAGCAGAACGAGGATCGTTGAGGGTGTAGCCGTCGGTCGGCTTGCCCCCCGTCCCAAAGGTGGAAGCGGGAATAATCTTGCCGTTGATGCCCACAGAAGACACGGAGATAACCGGCCAGTTGCGCAGCAGCTCGGACGTCTTCCCATTGCCATAGAAGTTCTGGGTGTAGTCCTGGGCCGCGAGACTGTCGCGGTTCATGTAGTTCAAGGCGAACTGAGAGGCTGACTCAATCACGCGGATAAGCTGAGCATCGCTCGCGTCCGTCGTAATCCCAAGCCAGTCCTTGACCGCCTGAAGAGTAGTCAGCCTCTCAGTCATTGCCCTTATTCCTCGATCAGACGGCGAGCTTCAGCGCGAAGCTGCTTCTTGGTCATGCCGTCAGTGTCACCGCCACGTTCTTCGATGAACTGGATCAGTTCTTCCTTGTCCATGGCGTCCACGTCGATGTCCTCTTCCTCGACGGGATCGAAGTGCTCGGTAAAGCCGTGACGGGTAAGCGTCGAAACGTGGGCTTCATTCACCACGGTGATAAGGCCGTCCTCGACCTCATAAGCGTGGCCTTCGATGTTGGCGGAAGTGGTCCCCTTGGGGGCCTTCATTCGGATCTTGGTCATTGCATTGTCCCTCGCGCAAGAGATACTAGAAGGAATGGGTGAGAGCCCTGCGCGAGACTCCCACCCACCCTTGCGACTCGGCTTTAGCCGATGTTGCAGATCACGCCCATGGCGGGCGGGAAGTAGTGCTGGAGCACTTCATCCGCGTAGACGCCATATTCGTACTTGCGGGTCCTCAGCGGCCACTCGATCTGGTAGTATTCCTGACGAGTGCGAACCTGGCGGACATTGCCCACACCCGAGACCGGGTAAGGGATGCGCGACGAGTCGAAGAAGACCATGCCCGCCGGCATGTTCGGATGGATGCGAACCTTCAGAATGTTGGCGCCCGACATCGAGAACCGGTTCAGGTAGGTCGCAACCATGACGCCGCCCATCATCGCGCCCTGCTCGGGGCTGATGACGATACGATAGGCGCCGTTCGCGTTGCCCTGCAGGATCTTCTGCGAGATGGACAGCGCGAGGTCGGAGCTCACCCACATGGTGTCCGGCGACAGCTTGTAGTTGTCCCAGAACGCCTTGAGGGCAGCGTCGACTTCGACGATACCGCCCGCGCCGTCAGCGGTCAGAGCCACACCATCGAGCGATTTGTAGTAGGCATTGCTGCCCGAACGCATCGCCTGGGTGAGGAGGCCGTCGAAGACGAGGTTGTTGGTCGAGTTGTCGGCCGAAGGCAGGGTGCTGTAGGCCTGGGTACCGGCACCCGCGTCGGTGGTCAGCACCGTAGTGTTGACCGTGGTGATCGCACCCAGCGTGGAAGCAGCAGCCGAGGCACCCCAGAACCAGGCATAGGCGACAGCGCCACGGACGGCAGCA